TATTGCAATTACCCGCATCACAACTCCAGCCGGTGCATCTGTAGCGCTCAACCGACTTATAAAGAAATCATTGGTCAAAAAAGAGCGCAAAGGGCGACACATTTACTATGTCAAAGCGTGACAGAAATAGTTCAATCATCTGAGTTGATGTATTCAGTTGATATATTGCACATTGAGTTGATCTATCAGTTGAAGTATTGGTAACTGACTAATAATACTGTTGTCTGATCGCATACTATTCGTCCAACCTATCCCCTATTTTTCATCAATCGCACAAATCATCTTTGATCTTTTGAGGTACTTCACAAGGTCAGGGATGATTTTTTTATTCGTCGTTATGGCAAATCTGCAAACAGTTCTGCCAGAGAAATTCCAAGCGCATCCGAAATTTTCCGGCACGAATCAAGTGTAACACTATGTTCCCCACGCTCAATTCGCCCATAATATGCTCTACTAATGTCGCATAACAAGGCAAATTCCTCCTGCGTTAATCCCCTGGTCTCCCGTATTTTACGTAGTATATTTCCAAATTGAACATTGATGTTTTCCCAGTCCACTTTTCCCACCGCCCAAAAAACGTCATATATAGCGTTGAATTGTTGTTGTCAATATTATACCATAGAAACTCATTACACAATTACCCGCTTTTATGTGCGCTTAACTGCTGTTATATCAATGGTTTTGAGGACGGTTAAGGGCGGTTAAAAGCGGGTGAGTGTAGATAATTCATATATTATTTCTCTATCATTTCTATACTGGTATTCCTACACTATGGGGAGGCTGCCAAAGTATAGGAGTATGTGTGTAGGAATAGTATTAGGCCAGAAAGGAACCGCCCCCGGCTGCTGCGAACAGTCAAGGGCGGTTGTGTGTTGTCAGGCGAGTTCAATCACTTCGGGTTCGGGGACAAGCATCCCTTTTCTCAAGCCATGCTTTACGGCTTTCTTTGTTTGTTGGGCTGCGGCCGCGCCGTAAACCTTAACAAAACGCCACGCCTCAGCGGGATGAGCATCAGTATAAGCATCAGCTTGATCGATTGTCATGCGTCTGATTTCTTCATTGGTCAATCTGGCCATGGAAACACCTCCTTTCTGGTCTAATAGTGTTCCTCCACGCCAGTTTGTTTCTCCATGTATGAGGTGTCTCCTTTCGATTGAATAGCATACCACAAAATGTAGGGGTGCGCAAGCCTTACTCCTACTATTTTATTTTCTCGATTTCCTCCCGGAGCCAGGCGAACTCCCGACGGGTATAGACCTTCTCGGTGATGTCGGAGATCTTGTGGCCTACCATATATTTGATAGCATACTCGTCTACTCCATAGCGCTTGGCCATGGTGACAAAGTGGGTACGGCCGTCATGCGGGCGGTGATTGGGGTTCAGCTTCAGCTCGTCTCGGATACGCTCAAAGGCTTTCTGATACCGGGCATAGGTCAGCTTGAGGTTCTTTTTGTTCCGGTTATTGGGGTCAGTCCAGTTGAGCAGGTAGGGACTTCCAAGGGCCTCCGCCTCCTGATATTTTCGGAGCACCAGGTCTTGGATGCGGGAGTGGATTGGGACGACACGGTTTTCGCCGGCATCGGTTTTCATACCGCCCCGGAAGGTCCAATTCTCCAAGTCAACATCTTTCAGTTCCAGTAAACCAAGCTCCTGAGGGCGCCAACCAGAGTAGCATTGAATGAGCATAATGTCGATGCCCTGCTTGCTGCTGACATTTGCCCAAAGCAAGTCCATCTCTTCATCGGTGAAGGCGATGTGCTCCTTTTTCACCGACTGGATTTCTTTGACCGTCTCCTCGGTGAGATTGAAGGTACGGGAGTAATTCCGGTCTACCAATTCGTACTCCAAAGCATAGTCCAGCATCATGTTGAACAGGGATTTGATTTGGTTCTTCATGGTGGCGCTGGGGTGCTGCTCTTTGCCGCGGATGATGGCAACGCCTTCCTCCATGCAGCCTTTCACATGCCGGGCCCGAATGTCCATGACTCGCATCTTATAGACGCCGGAACAGTAGGCCCAGGCCGAGGTGGCAGATTTGGTGCTCTTCACCGTCTTCTCATATTCCGGGAGCCATTTATCGTAGAGCTCCTGCATGGTGATGGATGGCTCCAGGTCGTAGGGGTTCTTGTTATACTCCACCAGGGCGGCATAGGCATCGTTATAGGTGGCGAAGTAGGACTCCGGTTTGAGGGGTTTGCAGATGGGTTTTCCCTCTGGCGTCTTCCCTATCGTCACCATTGCCCGAAATGGGTTCCTTAAATTTCGATTTTTGATCTCGCTGATCTGACCAAAGCCGTTCGGCAACCGCCGGCGCTTGTTGGATTTGCGAGGTCTTTTTTGCTTTTCAGAGGGTTTCAGCGGATAGCCGCAATGGGGACAGGCATTCGCTTTGTCACTCACCGGCAGCTCGCACTCTGGGCATTGGGTCAGCATGGCGGTTCCTCCATTTCAGGCTTGTCGGGGTCATCATCGTCGCTCAACACTGTTTTTAATTTTTCTTCGAGTTCCTTATCTCGAAGCTCTCTGTGGGTTTTGATGCGCGCTGATATTTTGCGGGCAGCAAAGGTTCCGCCCGCGCCGATAGCCGCGCCTATAAGAAGGCCGACGCTGATCTGCCTGGGGAGTGCCTCCCGTGCGCCAACATTCTTTATGTCTTTTATCAGCGCAGATAAGTCTCCGCCCCTTTTCTGCAACATGAGTCGGGCCTTATTATAGTCGCCTAAATTTTCAATTCTTCCACTCATGGCAATTCTCCTTCCGCTGAAATTTCTGGCTCCTTTATGAAAGGGGTTGTTTCAATGAAACGTAGTAAACTGATATCGGTGTATATGGACGAAATCAATCATATTGCCGAGGAACATGGAGAGGCTTTGATGGCGTTGTATTCGGATGCGTTCCGTGAAGGGATGAAAACCGGAAGGCGTAATACACTTCTCTTTGTAGGCCTCGGCATTGTGGCTGCATCAATCGGATCATGCATCACATGGTTTACTTATCAGGAACACAAAGAGAAACGGACCTAAAGCGGAATCGGAGTCGCCAATACAGCGGCTCCTTTTCTTTTTTACCCCTTGCACCGCCCGTCCTAATCATATATGATAGTGTATGAATTGTCAAGTATATTCCTACACAATATTTTTTAATTTAGATTAGAGGGCGGCCTATGGTGATGCAGGACCAATCCACCTGCCCAAAGTGTGGCGGGGAACTGAAATACTATGACAGCGTGCCAAGGATTGTACGGACGAAGGGGCGGGAGACAACCAGAGTGCCCATGCGTCGGTTTCGGTGCGCCCACTGCGGGGCAGTTCATCGAGAGCTGCCGGAACTCCTGTTCCCCTACAAGCAGTATGAGGCAGAGGTCATCATCGGCGTACTGGAGGGGCTTATTACCTGTGAAACACTGGGGTTTGAAGACTTCCCCTGCGAGATGACCATGCTGCGGTGGCTTTCGCAGAAAGCACAGCTCCTTTTATGGAGGTATCCATAAGCGAAAGGAGTTTTGTAATCATGAAATTGATACCTGTTGACGCAATACCGAAGGTGAGCGGTTATCACAAGCTGCAAGACTTGATTGAGGAATTTGTAAATGGCGACGCTAAAATCGTAAAGGTGGATTTTGGTGAGGACGACTACAAATCCCCAACGGTCTGCCGGTCTTGTCTGTCTGCGGCCATCAAGCGGTCAAAGCGTTCGGTCAAGGTATGGAGACGTGGAAATGAAGTGTTTCTGAGCAAGGATATTTGACAAAGGATTGAGCCGCCTTTACAGCGGCTCTTTCTTTTGTTCCAGCTGTTATATTTCTAACTTAGATTAGACCGGCTTATCCTAAGTTAGAAATCAAAAGACTTGGAACCATTCGCAGATTTTGCAAATTCCTTTATGGAGAAGAAGATGGATAGATGCTGGTGAAAATCCAGCGGTGAGACACGAAGGCGTGCCGCCAAGTAATAACTTAATAAAAGATGGCACCCACCGGGCAACGGTTTTCGTTGGGCCGACCCTGAAGTCATTTCCTTCTCTTTTATTTTTCGCGATTCTGGCAGAGTCCTTTATGGAGGTGACGGTTGTGAAAACCAGGAAAATTCTGAGCACGATCGGAACATTCGCGATTGTGGGCGCGGTATCAACAGCGGGCGCTGCTCTGTGGACGAATGTTCTGGACAGGAAATTTCAAATGGTCAAAGTCAGACTGACACATCCGAAGTCAGACAAAATTATATTCGTCGACTTCAAGAAAGCAAAGAGGGATCTGGGCCGCTAACACAGCGGCTCTTCCCTTTCCGCACGAACAACATTGCCTATTATGGAGACCAAAAACTTTAGAGAGGTGACCAGTATGAACAAGCAGAAACGGACCGAGAAACCTATCACCTGGGGCGGATACCTCAAATTCTGCGGCGTATTTACGGTAATCAGCACAATCATTAGTGCTGTCTACTTCATCGCCCTGTTTGAACCGGCCTGGTGGATCGGGTTTCGGAAGACAGTGTCGAAGCTGTTCAATGGTTGGGCTCGTCGAAGGAGCCGTTTCTAAGAGAAAAGGGGTCGCTTTCCGGCGGCCTCTTTCTTTTTATTTCCACCGAGGTTGTTTTCACAAAAAGCAGTTCCTTACTTAGAATAGCCGTTGAAAGGAGGTAAACGCCAATGAATGAACAGGAGTTTCATCCCGGGTCTGTTCCTGTCGCCGTGGTCGCCCGTGTCTATGGAAAAGATGCGTCCTGGATCAGAGCTGGCATCGTATCCGGTTGGCTGCCAATCGGCAAGGCTACCCGCAACGGCAATTTGGTGACCAGCATCGAGGAGATGGATTCCCGGTACGGACGAATCAACTTCTACATCTCCCCAAAGCGGCTGTACGAGGAGACCGGATACTTTTGGAGAGGAGAGCGACGATGATGGCCAATGATATTCGCCCGGAGGTTTCGCAGAAGAACCCGTACTGGATCGGCAAGCACCGCTACTATGAGCTGAAGCACTTCTGCCTGCAATACCCGATCTGGAAGAAGGCTTACCTGTCTTTGGACGCTCTGAGCAAGCGGCCGGCTGACCTTCAGGTCTTTATCAAGAGCGGGCAGATGAAGGGGGACCCAACGGAGCGCTGCGCCCAGTCCAGGCTCTTCTTCGCGGACCGCATGGAGATGGTGGAGCAGGCGGCCATTGGCGCGGACCCTGACCTCTACCAATATCTGATACGGGGCGTGACCGAGGGGCTCTCCTATGACGCGCTGAAGATGAAGTATGATATTCCGTGTTGCCGGGACGTCTACTACGCCGCGTACAGACGGTTCTTCTGGCTGCTGAGCAAAAGGAGGGATTGACTTTGAGAGTTGTGGATGTGGCGGTGCGGCAATGCTACCGGTTCAACTGTCCGAACTGCGGGAGCAAGCTGGAGGCCGACTGCGACGAGTTGGTAGATATCGGCGGGAAGACGAGTCAGTTTTGGTGCCCTGTTTGCCGGAAGGAGCGGTATGTTCCCTGGAGTGCGCTCAGGAAACGGACGGTGTATGAAGACAAGTCCGCAGAATAGACAAGGTGCTTTATGGAGGTGATACCATGAGCACTGTTTTGAAACAATTAGAGCATGTCTGCCCGGAGGAAACCGAATACATAGAGTTGGCGAGGTTTATCGTTGAGCATTATAACGGAAAACATCCCGGAGCTGTGATTCACGGTCTGTATTGGGGCGGAATCACGAGCCTGGAGGATCTTCGTAATGCGGATTTGGAGAAACTTCGCGGCTGTCGAAGATTCGGAGAGAAACGAATGGCAGAGATCATCAGGATGCAAAACATTCTCAAGACCTAAATGGATTGAGCCTGCGGAAACGCGGGCTCTTTTCTTTTATATTTTACGCAGAAACAGCAGTGACTTTTATGGAGGTGATAGCATTATGACTTACAAACAAATCGAGGCAAGCCGAGAGCTGCGGCTTTGGATTGGACAGGTGATCGTGCCCGCCGTCACGATGGCGGTTGCGCTCGCATCCATTCCGGAGGTCAGGAATACGGCGTCAAGAAAGTTGGGAGAGCTGAAATGGAAAATCAAATCCAGGAGCAAGGGCTGAGCAGGCCCTTTGCTTTTATATTTTCCATACGCAGCCGACCGGAAATCGTGTTACAGTTATACCCTGAAAAATTCCCGGGTGGGAGATTCCGAAAAACAGTTCAAGGAGGTCATTGTTTTGGAGATCGTGATCGTCGCCATTGGCGCTATGATAATCGGTGTTGCGATAGGTTTCAGTATTGGAAAGGCCAAGTATTATCAGTGGCCCATCGGTGATCTGAGGGTTGATCAGTCCGATCCGGACAGTCCCCCTCAGTTATTTTTGGAATTGGACAAGGACGTACCTGCGGTGATGACGAAGAAGTATGTTGCCTTCCGGGTCAAGGTAGAGGACTTCATCCCGCACGAATAACACCGGCTATTATGGAGCCAACTTAAATTTTGAAAGGAGAAAAAGCACATGGCAGAGATCAAAACTTTGTTGGACGATGTGATCGAAACGGAGATCTCGAATTTGAAGACCTTGCCCATCGAGGACGAACGGAGAGGCGACGCGATTCGGGATCTGGTGTCGTTGCATAAGCTCCGCATCGAGGAGATCAAGGCTCAGGCTGACGTGGAGGAGAAATCCGAACGGCGGGAAATGGACAGCAGGCAGCGCAAGGAGGAGCTTGCCGCCAAGAATGCTGACCGGGCCCGTGAGGAGGTGGCTCAGGCGCGTCAACTCCGGGAGCAGAAGATCGACCGGTATGTGCGGACAGGTGTTGCGGCCGCGGAATTGATATTGCCGTTGGTGTTCTACGGAATCTGGATGAAACGGGGATTCAAATTTGAGGAATCCGGCGTATACTCGTCCACAACATTCAGGAATCTGTTCAGCCGCTTTAAGCCGGCAAAGTAACGGAGAGGCTCAAAAAAAATGAAGAGGCCGTGCAGGCAGCACAGTCTCTTCGTTTTATCCGCACATTCGGCAAGGCGTTTTATGGAGGTGGATAAGCGTGAAAAAATCAAATGTTGAGAAACAGTTGACTTTATTCCTGGGCTACATCAAAAGGCAAGGAGCTACGGAGAAAGAATTGCAAACTGTTGTTGACACCATTGGACTTTTACGAAAATATTTACCATTCTACAAGCATCAGAAGGGGTCCTAATCGGGCCCTTTCTTTTTTTTCAGTCTGGGTCCCATCCGGAGCCCATATCTTCGATTTGGTCTTCGCCGCTTCCGTAATCTGGGCTCATTTCGACAATGGCGCAACTGGCGCATACTTCTTCATCGGGGAAATAGTCGCTGTAAGTGCCAGGGCCATACATGCGTCCGATTTTGCGTTTCACACTCCCAGGGTCAAATTCTGCTCCGCACATTGAGCAAATCTTCATAGATTCCACCCTCCTTATATTTACCAAATCATAGCATACCGGCGCCAAATTTACAAGGCGCTTTATGAGGAAGAGAGCGCTCTTTACCTCAAAATAGCCGGAGCCGAAAGGCATCGGACTACTTAGGAGGTAATGCAAATGCGTAAGAAGGGCAAAAAGGCCATTATTCCGGAGGGAGCCGAACTGATGGACTACCTGAACCGGGGGTTCGCGATCTGCAACAAATGTGGAGCAGTGATGGACCGGAGAGAAGATCCAAGAGGCGGTTGTGATATTTACGTCTGCCCGTCCTGTGGATGGGAAATTGATGAAATGGAGTACGAGTATGAAAGCAGAGATCCGATGGAGCTCGTACAAGACGAAAGAGGCGACGACTACCTGATCTTCAGGGACGATATGCCGCCCGCCGGTTGCAGAGCCTGCGGAGGACCTTACCCCTATTGCAAGGCGTCGTGCAAAATGTTCGACGACTGAGCATTATCAACGCGGAGGAGAAGTCCTGTAACAGGGGCTTTTCCTCTTTATGTTTGGAGGCAAGCATGCGCTACCATTTCGAGAAACCGCCGATTTATCTGTCTATGTATGGACAGTGTTATATTTGCGACCACCCGGTCTACAACTCCTGCACCCTGTTCCTGGAGGAATCGCGGGGCTTGGCAGTTATTCAGCAGCGATTCGACCCGGGGACAAAAGCCACTTATTGGACAGAGATAGACGATTGGCTCACCGATCCATTATATTTACACCCTGGATTCCGGGCGTTCTTTGACAGCAGGGCGGCAGAGGGTACGGACGGCCTCTATCCCACTGTGACCATCCGGCAGATCATGTGGGCGCTGAAGATGAAACCCATCCCCAAACATCCATGGGAGACGGTCTTTGACCATTCGCCGATTTGACAACTTCCTTTATGGAAAACCAACTAATTTTTGAAGGGAGTTGCGGTTTATGGAGACATTAAAGAATAAACTGTGCGCGATTGGATTGTTGGCCTGCGGGAGCGTACCGGCTCTTGTGGTAAACGATGCGACGGCGCTGGTGGTCATCGGAATGATTGCCGTTCCGCTGTTCTTTGCAAAGGAGAATTGGGTTTACTGAGGGATTGGGCCCAGACAAGGGCTCTTTCCTTTTATATTTGCGCTCATTTCGCAGGTTCTATTACGGAGAACGATGCTCATGAAAGGAGATAAAGGGGCATGGACGAAATGAGACTTGAATCAAAATTTACGACTATGATCGCATCGAAGTTTGCCAAAAAGATGGTTCGCGACAAGTTGGGATATGATGTTGACATCAGGCTCAACCGGCTGCGGACGACCGTGATGGAGGACAAGATGCATGTGGAACTGAATGTGGATTTGGAACTCACGAAGGAAGAACTCGACAGATTACTGAAGAGTATCGGGCTCTGAGGCGAAGGCCCCGAACAGGGGCTTTTGTCTTTCTTCCGCAGAATTTGCAATTCCTATTATGGAGAGGAAGTTAGCTCAGTGGTAGAGCGCCGGACAAACCCGTCCGGAGGTCATCGGTTCGAGTCCGATACATCCTCTCTAAAAATTTTTTTGAAAAAGGAGAATACGTATGGAAGTCAAAATCGTAGGCAGTATCCAATTCAAGAACCACACCCTGCCGGTGTATGGGGATTTGGACGAACCCTTGTTCAAGGCGACGGATGTGGCAGATCTGCTGGAGTACGGAAGCAACAATGTCTGGAACCTGACCAGCATTTGCGAAGAGGACGAAAAGGTGGTACTCCCGACCGTGGTAGCGGGTCAGCGCCGGAAGGTCACATTTATCACGGAAACCGGCCTTTACAATGTGCTCGCTCAGAGCCGGAAAACGCTTGCCCGGGCGTGGCGGCGCGTCATTCACGAGGAGTTGATCGCGCTGCGGAGGGTCCGCGGGAAGAACATCTCGGAGCAGTTTGAGGACTGGGATCATCAGGCAGACACGATTTATTTCGACGAGGCGACCGGTATGCTCATGCGCTCTGTCACCGTTCCAGGCGGCGACGTGGAGCAGGTCCCCTTTAAGTTTTGATGCCTATGAAACCGGAAATTGGATATCCCGATGTTGTCATGGGCTCCTTCATCGAAGACCTGATCGGCGACCTTGAGCACAATATGGGGCTTGTTTCTGCAAATGACCAATATTTCAAGGAACTCAGCATTCAGAAGTTCACGTTGGAACAGCTGCTCCAGGAGATCGACAGGCATGAAGGAGACTCTCCCACCGCCGTAGTGGCAGGGTTTGTGGAGAGGATGGCTGTGTCGGCAAGAGAAACGGATGACCCCAATTTTATCTTTTCCATGTCCAGAGATGCAGCGCAGTCCATTCTGGATGGATTATATTTCGGAGATTGAAAGGAGAAAACACCGTGACTAAGACCTATCTTGATGTTCTGACCAAAAGAGGTATCGACCTGTTTCTGACCGAGGATAAGTTCGAGGAACTGAGGAAGTTTAACCCCAAAACTGAGTATGCGATCCCCGGCCTTATGACGCCGGTATTCCGCTCTCCCAAACAGCATCAAATCGAGGTGGGGAAGAATTCCAATTTGATTGCCGACATGTGCTGGTATGGGGCTACCGAGGCGGAATTGATGCGGGCGATCAAGCATGGCATGGTAATCCTTGATGCGGATAAGCACCATCTGGATTGGCGGAAGTCTGCTGAGGACTTTGGAATTCAGGAACTCTACCAGAAATACCGCCGGTTTAACCGGAAGCCTAAGTTGACCGAACGTGAAAAACTGGTCATCACAGCCTATACCGGATATGTTCTGGAGGGTACGGCCGGAAAGGTCGTGGATTTCGTGGAAGCGGTGCTGGGTCACTCCATTCAGACGCCGGAGCCGCCGAAGGTTCCCGTAATTCTGGAGGTGCACAACGCTCTGCGGGGCGAGTTCTGCGAGATCTGCCGGAAGCACCATATCTTCAATTATATTTAAGGAGGGTACGGACGTGAAAGCAAAACCAGCCCTGTTCCAGAGGGCCGGAAAGGCGTTCAAGAAAGCGACGCCGACGATATTGACCTGCATCAGCGCGGCCGGTGTGGTGGTCACAGTGGTTCTGGCGGTCAAGGCCACGCCCAAGGCGCTCAAGTGCATTGAGAAGGAAAAAGAGGTCAAAAACGCTGAAAATGGTGAAAATTTGACCCGAATGGAGACGATAGCAGCTTGCTGGCGATGCTATATCCCTGCGGCGGCCACGGGAATCGCTACAATCGGGTGTATTTTCGGCGCAAATGCCCTAAATCGGCGTCAACAGGCCTCTTTGGTCAGCGCCTACGCTCTGGCAAGCCGTTCCTTCAATAGCTACAAACAAAAGGTAAAGGAGCTCTACGGCGAAGAGGCCCACAAGAAAGTGATGGCATCTTTGGCCGCGGAAAAGAGCACAAAACCGACAATCTCCGCAGGTTCCCTCGCCCAAATGACTTCGGTGGGGTTCGAGGATGCCAATGAGGAGGAGCGCCTATTCTACGACGCCATTTCCGACCGATATTTTCAGGCAACCATCAGTCAGGTCTTACAGGCTGAATACCACCTCAACCGGAATTTCGCTCTCAGCGGCGGGTTCATCACCCTGAACCAGTTCTACGAATTCCTGGGCGTTTCCAAGGTGCGAGGTGGAGATGAAGTGGGCTGGATGGTTTCGGATGGTCTCTACTGGGTGGATTTCGACCATCAGAAGACTGTGGTGGACGACGGGCTGAATGGCGAGGTGGAGTGCTACATCATTGACGCGCCGTTCCCGCCGGTCAGCGAGGAAGAATGGGAGGACATGGAGATTTGACCAGTCCGCAGAAATAGCATGTCCTATTATGGAGAACCATGAAAACAGGAGGTTTGAGTTTATGAACCAGAAAGCGATATTTAAGGTCCTGTCCCTGGTTGGGATGGCTCTTGGCGGAATTGGCACGCTGCTGTCCGCCTGGGCCGACAATAAGGAGCAGGACGCGGTCATCGAGGAGAAAGTGAATGAAGCGCTTGCCGCCCGTGAGCATGGAACAACTGAAAGCGAGGAGCCCTGACTGGGGCTCTTTGCTTTTGCAGGAGCCGCTGTCCATGAATGAACGGGCCATTCTATTTCTCATGTCGGTTTTGAACGGGTTTGAGGAACCGCCAAGGTCCGACTGGCCCCAGCATGAGGCCGAGGAAGTCACGTTCTCCAGATGGGCTTTGGAGGAACTGCTGCAAGATGTCTGGGACCACCCGTGGACGCTGGCATCGGAAACTTTGGAGAAGTTTGCATCAAAAATGGAGCTTTTCTCCGAAACCTGCAACACGGATGCCCAGCACCGGATCTTCAAGATCGCGGCCGAAACCGTATGGGAATTTCTCGATGACATCAAAGCGATCGAGCGCTGAACACAATTATATTTATGAGAGGAGAAGGCGTTGTGAACAAACAGGTTATCACAAACACGCTGAAATCGCTGCAAAAGACCATGCGTAAGCACAGTCCGGCCATTTTGACCGGCATTGGCATCGCGGGCATGGTGGCTACCACTGTTATGGCGGTGCGGGCCACCCCCAAGGCTCTCCGAATGGTGGATGACAAGGAAATTGAGGATGGAAAGCGTCTGACCACCTCTGAGATCATCAAGACAACCTGGAAATGTTATATTCCGGCTGCCGTCACCGGCGTATGCTCTGCGGCCTGCATCATTGGGGCAAGCTCCATCAGTGCACGGCGGAATGCGGCTCTGGTCACGGCCTACACCATTTCTGAGACTGCTTTGAAGGAGTATAAGGATAAGGCGGTGGAGGTCGTCGGGCCGAAGAAGGAGCAGGCTATTCGGGACGCCGTAGCCAAGGAACAGCTGGAGAAGGCCAATGTGACGGAGCGGAAATTCGTCGCCACCGGCCGGGGTGAAACCCCCTGCTTTGACCCGTTGACCAATACCTGTTTCAAATCGGATATTGAGACGCTGCGAAAAGCAGAGAATGTCCTGAACAAGCGGATGCGGGACGAAGTAAAGGTCACGGTCAATGAATTTTTGGAAGAAATTGGCCTTGACCCCTGCGATGAATCCATTGGGGAGAACCTTGGATGGGACATTGACAAGGGGTGGATCGACCTGGACTTCAGTTCTCAGCTGGTAGACGGTGTCCCCTATCTGGTCGTTGGCCATCATAACCCACCCCGCTACATCGGCTGGGGCTAATCCGCAAAAATTGCATCTCCTATTATGGAGAACCATCTATGGAAAATTATATTTACAAGGAGGACTTTACGATGGAAGACATGAACGCAAGAGTGATGGAGAACGAGGAACTCGACGAAGTCACTGAGGTCGACGAGGCTGTGGAGAGCGGAAACGCCGGTGCGCTGGTGGCTGGAGTCGTCGGAGGTTTCCTGGCCTACGCCATGATCGGCGGGGTGAAGAAACTCTGGGGATTCGTCGGCACCAAGCTGGCCGAGCGGAAGGCTGCGGAAAAGGCCAAGACCGAAGTGGTGGACGCGGAGTACACCGAAGTCGCCGCGGAGGATTCCGACGAGGAAGATTCTGAGAAGTAATCGAGCAAGAGGTTCGCCGAAGGGAGAGTACCTATAACAAGGTGCTTTCCCTTTTTGCTTTTTGAAAAGGAGAAAAGCATGAATGGTTTTCTGAAAAATGGCTTGCTGGTGGTGGGCGGTGTTGTTCTGGGAAGTATGATGACCCAGAAAGCGATCATTGACACTCTGCACAACAAGGATATTTCCATACGGCAGAATCAGCGCGAGTATCAGGAGGTTCTGTTCGAGACCAGAGGAGACGTTGAAAAGATTCTTGATACCTTGAACTACTGCATCTCGAAATATGGTTGCGTGACACTGGCTGATTTCTATGATCTGGCCGGGGTGCGGGCCCTTTATGAGGACTGCAAATTCGGGTGGACGACGCTCAATGGCGTAAAAGTTGTTCGTAAACGGGATGGATATACCATTGAGTTTCCGAGAGCCATGCCCGTGACTTAACAAGGAGGATAGACAATGGGAGAGTACCCCAATAATTCCCACAGCGCGAGGGAAAAATCAGACGCCGCCGCTGCCGCTAAGACTGAAAAGAAATTGGATAAGGTGGTCACCGGGGCGGCGAGAACCAAAAAGAAGAGCGAGGCCCGACGGTTTCTCAACATCTTTGTGCCAGATGATGCAGAGAACGTCAAGAGCTCCATTCTGGGTGACGTGATTGTCCCCGGCGTCAAAGCGGCCATCGCTGATGTGATCAGCATCGTTCTGTTCGGGGACACGGGCCGCATTGGCGGGAGGTTCCCGTATCGCCTATCAGAAGTATTACGACGACAGGCGGGATGACCGGAGAGAGTACGGACGTCCCAGGGCGGCGGTCGCATACGACTATGACGACATTATATTTGAAACCCGGGGGGATGCTGACTTAGTGCTGGATCAGCTGGAGTCGGCCATCGCCAAGTATGATGTGGCCTCGGTGGCAGATCTCTACGACCTGGCCGGCGTCACCTGCCGGAATTATACGGCGAACCGCTATGGCTGGACGGATATTCAAGCGGCTAAGGTGGTACGGACGTCGGAAGGCTATTTGATCCGGCTTCCAAGGGCGGTTCAAATCAATTAAGGAGGCGTGAACCATGTACGGATACACGATTTCCTGTGGATACAAGGGTATGGTCAACGGCAAGTGGATGCTGTTCGCCACAGATGCCGAGTACCACGAGTATATGAGGGAGATGGAAGAGGAATGAAACGAGCGGATATTTTGCACACTGCGGAGAAGTGTGTCTGCGGTCAGCGGGAGCAGGACTACGGCTCTCCGGAAAACAACTTTCAGACTATCGCCGACTTCTGGTCGGTCTACAAAGGCGTCAAGTTCTCGGCCAGTGACGTAGCTATGATGATGGCGCTGCTGAAGGTCGCCCGCATCAAGTCTGGCGGCGGAACGGAAGACTCCTTTGTGGACTTGGCGGGTTATGCGGCCTGTGGCGGAGAGCTTGTCACGGAAATGCCCTTAGAAGTCGCCGCCACTGCATCCAATACGGCGCTGAACGCAACATCGGCTTAATAAGGAGGATTGCCATGAAACTCAATGCGGATTCCTTTGTTGGCGTCGGCATCTGTATCCTGGGATTGCTGGGTGTTGGCTACGCCATTGGCGTCCACTCCAAGATGAAGACAGTCTGCGAAAAGCTGGACACCAGCATTGACCGGCTGGCGAATGATACCGAGGTGGATATTCCGGCTAAGGTCATCGATCAGGCGGTGCAGCGCGCGGTAGACCGGGAGTCCTATTCCGCGGTAAAGCGGGCTACGGACGAGGTGATGGACGACGTCAAGCGGGAGATCGAATCCCGGGTCGGCGCCGTCGTGAAAGAGCACTATGACGCGATTTCGGACGGGGTAACCGACCAAATCGCAAAGAACGTGGCCAAAATTGACGAAGGCCGCCTCAGAAAAGAGGTCGTGCAGAAGGCCAAAGAGCAAATCGCCGAGAAGTTTGACGATAAGCTCGATGATATTTTGGAGGAGTTCAACGGAAACCTCCAAAACGTCGGAAAAATCTACAAATCCATTGCAAAATCATTCTCTAAGGAGGACATTTGATCATGAAGAAGAACGAACTTGTCAAGTCTGTGAACCTGACTTTCAACCGGATCGGTTTCCAGCTCCAGAAGAAGAGCCCGGAGATTCTGGTCGTCGCCGGCGTGGTCGGCGTGGTAGTGAGCGCCGTCATGGCCTGTACGGCCACCCCCAAGGCTCTGAAGGTCGCCGAAAAAACCAGCGAGGACATTGACCGCATTCAGAATGCCGAAGAGTCCGGCGTGACTCAGGCGGGCGAGACCTATACCCAGGAGGATGCCCGCAACGACCGTATCCAGGTTTACTCCCACACCGGGTTCCAGTATGTAAAGCTGTATGCCCCTGCCATTCTGTTGGGCGCGGCCTCTATCACCTGCATCCTCACCAGCCACAAGATCCTGAGAAAGCGTAACATGGCGCTGGCTGCGGCCTATGCGACGCTGGACCAGTCCTTCAAGGATTATCGCGGCCGGGTGCTGGAGCGCTTTGGCGAGCAGGTGGAGAAGGAACTCCGGTACAACATCAAGGCCAAGGAAATCGAGACCACTGTGGTAGACGAGAATGGCAAGGAGAAGAAGGTCAAGGAGACCGTGGATGTAGCGGACGAAGGTTGGGACCCGTCCAAATACAGCCCCTATGCCCGCATCTTCGACGAGGGGCACTCTGCCTACATGAAGGATGCTGAGCAGAACAAATTCTATCTGCTGGCCCGGCAGGCTCAGGCCAACGACCGGCTCAAGTCCCGCGGCCACTTGTTCCTCAACGAAGTCTACGAGATGCTGGGATTCCCGCTGACCAAGGCCGGCGCCGTTGTCGGCTGGATCTATGACCCCAAGGAGCCCATGGGGGATAACTTTGTGGACTTTGGTATCTACGAGGTGTGCCGCGAAAAGGCCGTGGACTTTGTGAACGGGTATGAGCGCTCCTTTATTCTGGACTTCAATGTGGTGGGCGACATCACCGACGCCCTGGCTACCCACCAGACCCTGTGAGGGCTGAGCCATGAAAAAACTGATATTTGCAATATTGGTCGCGGCGATGGCGCTGACCGGCATGGCTTTCTCCAGTGAGGAGCCGGTCTCCGCCGCGGAACCGCAGGGTACATACGAGGCCGTGGCCGTCAACAGCGTCAAGCCTATCCAGGAGACTGATATTTTGGAATCTATTTCTGTCAAGAAGGCCGTCGCTGCGGAGCCGATGGTGGAAAAGGAAGTCGTCGTGGAGCAGGAACCTGAGGAACCGCCGGCGCCTTCGGTGACGCAGGAGGAGATCGAACTGATTGCCCTCTGCGTCATGGCGGAGGCCGAGGGAGAGTGTGAGTATGGACAGCGCCTGGTCATTGACGTCATTTTGAACCGGGTGGACGATCCCCATTTCCCCGACACGATTTACGATGTGATTTATCAAAAGAACCAGTTTGCCGGCATGTATGGCGATCGCATCACCCGCTGTTATGTGAAGGACGAGCTGGTGCAGCTGGTTCGTGAGGAGTTGGAGAATCGTACAGATTACGACGTGGTCTTCTTCCGCACCGGCCACTACCATTCCTATGGCGTCCCGAAGTTCCAGGTCGGGGCGCATTATTTTTCCAGTTATGATTAAAGGAGGCGCATATCATGAAAAACTGTCTCAAAACCTTGCTGTCCTACGCCCTGGCGACCGTGTCAGGGCTCTGCCTGGTTGGCGGCGTCACCATTCTTTCGTCCGGGAGGCAGTGAGCATGGAGAGATTTGCAAATCTGGTGTCCATGCTGGACTACGCGGTCAACACAAGAAGGAAACGCCACATTACCGGAGGGCTCCTGATCAGCGCAGCACTGCTGTTCGGGGGCCTTGCCATTACGGTGATGAGCGTGCGGGACGAGGAGGATGACTACAATGAGTAAACTTGGAACTGCCCTGGCGTTTCTCGCCGGGGTCGCTGTTGGTGGAGTTGCGGCCTTCACCGTACTCCAAAAACGGTATGACGACGCGGTGGAAAATGATATTTTCTCCATCAAAGAGGCGTTCCATAAGCGGGAGCAGAAGTTGATGAACGAGATCGCCGACCTCAAGGAGTACAAGAGGCTCCATGAAATTTCGGATGACACTGCTGAAACGGAGACGCCCCAGACTATTGTGGCGTCGGGTAAACATCAGGAAAAAGGCGATTTGAATGACTACGCCAAGATGGTCAATCGGATTCAGTATTCCAGGACTTCGGTACCCCAACCGCCCGAGCATGAGGTGGAGGCGCCCTATGTCATCTCCCCGGAGGAGTTTGGAGAGATGGATGGATACACCCAGATCAGCCTGACCTATTTTGACGACGGCATCCTGTCCGACGAGAATGGCGTCATCATCGACGAGCCGGAGGAGATCGTCGGTGATGCATTGAACCACTTCGGAGAGTATGAAGAGGACTCTGTCTTTGTCCGAAGTGACCCCAAGCGGTGCGACTATGAGATCCTCAGAGATCTTCGCAGTTATGCGGAGTTCCGCAGCACCCTTCCTCCGAAGATTTGAAAGGGAGGTCTGACATTTGACCCGGGATGAACTGATTGACCAGTATTTTGACTGGATGTATCAGCTCGTGGTCGATGACCGATATTCTAACAAGTCCTATCGTAAGCTGTTTAGCCGGCTGTACGATACGGAATTTACCTATACGATTCCGATGGACGGCAACCGGGCCGAAGACGGCATCGACCTTAGATATCGGTTCGGTCGCGAGCACTTGTATTCTGACGCCATGGTTGCGTCCTATCTGGACGACCGGCCGTGCAGTATTTTGGAGATGATGATCGCCCTCTCCATTCGGTGTGAGGAGCACATTATGGATGATCCCGATGTGGGCGACCGGACCGGACAGTGGTTCTGGAGTATGCTGGTGAGCCTGGGGCTCGGCGGTATGGAGGACCGGAAATTCGACAGATATTTTGTCGACGAAACCCTGGAACGGTTCCTGGACAGAGGGTACGAACGCAATGGCGAGGGCGGTCTCTTCACCGTCAACAACGGCCGTGACATGCGGCGCACGGAGATTTGGTATCAGATGAACTACTACCTCAGCGAAATCATTAAAGAAGGGAGCATTTGAGATGGGCAAGAAAGGGCAATTTGTTCCGGTGAGCACCCTGGGTGACTTGACGGAGCTGCTGAATCACAACTGCCGTGTCCTGGAGAAGCGGCTGACCAAGCTGACACGGAGGAACCGCAGCATCGCCGTGCTCGCCATCGCCGCCTTTGGCTATGCGATATGGGCGGAGATGGAGCGGCGGAAGCAGGAGGAAGAGGTCTATCAGCTTTCCGTCAGGGTGAAAAAGCTGGAGTATGGTGAAGGAGAGTAATCGGCCCAATGCTGGACTTCTTGATGATTTCTACGCGCAGCGGAAAACGCGGTGTCATCGAGATCTATCCCAAGTTTATCATCAAGAAAAGTAACGACCTCATGATCAGAGGCGGCGACTTCTATGCAATATGGATTGACGAACGGGGAATATGGTCGACTGATGAACAGGACGCGGTCGACTTGATCGACCGTGAACTGGACCAATACGCAGAAGAGAACCGCAAGCGCTTTGACGGTACTGTTCGCGTCCTGCATATGTGGGACGCGGAGACTGGTATGATCGACACCTGGCACAAGTATTGCCAGAAACAGATGAAAGACCAGTTCCACATGCTTGACGAAAAACTGATATTTTCCAACACAAAAGCGGGAAAGCGCGATTATGCCAGCAAGTCCCTGCCCTATCCTCTGGAACCTGGGGATACTCCGGCGTGGGACAAGCTGGTGTCCACATTATATTCTCCCGAGGAGCGCCACAAAATCGAGTGGAGCATCGGGGCCATCGTTTCCGGGGAGTCCAAGCGGATTCAAAAATTCCTGGTGTTCTACGGTGCGGTGGGAACGGGAAAGAGCACGATCATCAATGTGATCCAGCAGCTTTTCGAGGGCTACTACACCAGTTTCAATGCCAAGGATTTGGGTTCCTCCAGCAACGCTTTCGCTTTGGAGGCATTCCGGTCCAATCCGCTGGTGGCGATCCAGCATGATGGTGACCTTTCCCGTATTGAGGACAACACCCGGATCAACAGCCTGGTCTCCCATGAGATGATGACGGTCAACGAAAAGTTTCGTTCGGCCTATTCCAACCGGTTCAAGGCATTTCTGATCATGGGCACCAACAAGCCTGTGAAGATCACGGACGCCAAGTCGGGCATCATCCGGCGGTTGATCGATGTGACCCCCACGGGAGACAAGGTGCCCCCGGCGGAGTACCGGACGCTGACCAAGCAGATCCCCTTTGAACTGGGCGGCATTGCCTATCACTGCCAGGAGGTGTATCTGGAGGACCCGGACTACTACGACGATTATATTCCTATCTCCATGATGGGGGCCTCCAATGATTTCTACAACTTCGTGGTGGATTCCTATCATGTGTTCAAGAAAGAGGATGGGGTGTCGCTGAAGTCGGCCTGGGAGATGTATAAGACCTACTGCGATGACGCCAAGGTGCCCTACCCGGTTTCCCGCATGATATTTAAGGAGGAGCTGAAGAACTACTTCCGGAGCTACGAGGAGCGGTTCAGCCTGGGAGATGGCTCCCGTGTGCGGAACTATTACAGTGGATTTCGGACGGAAAAGTTTGAGGAGCAGGCTTCGGAGGAAAAGCCGACGGCTGAGAAACCGCCCCATCCCACCATCAATTTTATGGAGGGGCAGGCCTCCACATTCGACCGGGATTGCGCCGACTGTCTGGCCCAGTATGCCAATGACGAGGGCACGCCCCGGCGAAAGTGGGAGAAGGTCACCACCAAGCTGTCCTCCCTTGACACCACAAAACTTCACTATGTCAAAGTGCCGGAGAACCACATCGTCATCGACTTTGATATTCCGGACGAGAAGGGTGGAAAATCCTTTGAACGGAATTTAGAGGAGGCGAGCAAGTGGCCGGCGACCTATGCGGAGGTGAGTAAGAGCGGCTGCGGCATCCACCTGCATTATATTTATTCCGGAGACCCTACCCGGTTGAGCCGGATCTATGATGACCACATCGAGGTCAAGGTGTTCACCGGAAACAGTTCGCTACGCCGCAAACTGTCAAAATGCAACGACCTGCCTATCGCTACGATAAGCTCTGGGTTACCGTTGAAAGGAGAAAACAACGTGGTAAATTCCAAAGTCATTCAAAGCGAGAAAGGGCTTAGAGTTCAGATCAAGCGAAATTTGAATAAGGAGATCCATCCGGCGACTAAGCCCTCAATCGACTTTATCTACAAGATTTTGACGGATGCATATGAGAGCGGTCTGACCTATGACGTGACCGACATGCGCAACGCCGTCCTGGCCTTCGCAGCCAACAGCACCAACCAGGCGGAATACTGCATCAAACTGGTGAACAAGATGCCGTTCAAATCCGCCGAAGACGGCCCCGCGGTGAAAAATGACGAGGCCAAGTTAGTGTTTTACGACGTGGAGGTCTTCCCAAACCTGTTCCTGGTGAACTGGAAAATCGAAGGCCCTGGTCAGACTGTGGTGCGGATGATCAATCCCAAGCCCACGGAAATTGAGGAGTTGATGAAGTTCCGTCTGGTAGGGTTCAACTGCCGGAGGTACGACAATCATATCCTGTACGCCCGACTGATGGGCTACACCAATGAACAGCTCTACAATCTCTCCCAGAAGATCATCAGCAGTGAGAAGAAGGCCCGGAGCAACAACTGTTTCTTTGGGGAGGCGTATAACGTCTCTTATACGGACGTGTATGACTTCTGCTCCGTCAAGCAGAGCCTGAAGAAGTGGGAGATTGAACTGGGACTTCACCATCAGGAGCTGGGTCTTCCCTGGGACCAGCCGGTGCCGGAGAGTATGTGGCAGAAGGTCGCGGAATACTGCGACAACGATGTGATCGCCACAGAGGCGGTATTCAACGCCCGAAAAGCCGACTTTGTGGCTCGGGAGATCCTGGCGGATGTGGCGGGCATGACGGTGAACGACACCACCAACTCCCTGACCACCAAAATTATATTTGGCGGCAACAAGCACCCTCAGGACCAGTTCAACTACCGGAACATGGGCGACGTGACCCAAATCGACGATCCCGATAGGGATTTACCGTTCACCATGGGCAAGCCGGAGTTTGATGAATTCACGGTCTTCGATAAGAAGGGCCGTCCCATCTTCCCTGGTTATAAGTTCGAGGGTGGTAAGTCCATCTACCGGGGCGAGGAGGTGGGCGAGGGCGGTTATGTCTATGCAGAGCCTGGTATGTACGGCGACATCGCTCTGCTGGACATTGCCTCCATGCATCCCAGCAGCATCATCGCGGAGCAGCTGTTCGGCCCGGAGTACACCAAGCGGTTTCAGGAGATCAAGGACGCCCGGGTGGAGATCAAGCACAAGAACTTCGACAAGGCCAAGAAGATGCTGAATGGCGCTTTGGCCAAGTATCTGACAGACGAGGGTTCGGCGGACGCTCTGGCTCAGGCACTGAAGATCGCCATCAACTCGGTCTATGGTCTGACCTCAGCCAACTTCGAGAATCCCTTCCGGGATACCCGCAACAAAGATAATATCGTCGCCAAGCGCGGAGCCCTGTTCATGGTCAACCTCAAGCATGAGGTCCAGAAACGGGGCTTTACTGTTGCCCACATCAAGACGGACTCCATCAAGATCCCAGATGCGACACCGGAGATCATTCAGTTCGTTATGGATTACGGCAAAAAGTACGGCTATGTCTTTGAGCATGAGGCTACCTATGACCGCATGTGTCTGGTGAACAATGCCGTCTACATCGCCAAGTATGCCACGGCGGAGAAGTGTCAGAACGCTTACGGTTATATTCCGGGAGACATCCGAAAGCACCCCGGAGAGTGGACGGCCACAGGCACTCAGTTCCAGATTCCCTATGTGTTCAAGAAACTGTTCTCCAAGGAGGAGATCGTGTTCGATGACATGTGTGAGACCAAGTCGGTCACCAGCGCATTATATTTGGATACGAATGAAACCTTGCCGGACGTTTCGGGATATGAGAAGGAGCTGGAGACTCTGCGGAAGAAGTGGCCGGACGAGCATGGGCAGTATCCTCTCGACTATGAAGAGGTGGTTGCGGATCTGAAGGCCAAGATCGAGCAGGGCCACAATTATATTTTCGTGGGAAAGGTCGGCTCTTTTTGTCCCATGAAACCCGGCTGCAACGGTGGTCTGCTGCTGCGGGAGGTCGTGGACAAGAAGACCGGAGAGAAGGGTTACGCCTCTGCCGGCGGCGCCAAGGGCTATCGCTGGCTGGAGTCCGAAATGGTCAAGCAACTCCAAAAGGAGGACGGCATTGACCGGGGCTACTACGACGCCATGGTGGACGCCGCGGTTGCAGATATTTCCAAGTATGGCGATTTTGAGTGGTTTGTTTCCGACGATCCCTATGTGAAAGTTGAGGACGATACCCCTCCCTGGTTCAGCGCTGGAGAACCCTATGAGAATGACACGACGCCCTTTGACGTGAGGTGACAGGCATGACCATTCTTCTGATTATATTTTGGTTCAATGTTTTGTCTGCCTTCATCTCGGCCGCCACAGACCGCCTGTTTTGGTGTGTGGTCAATGTCGTATTGGCAGTTTTGATGGCTTTCTTGGCTATGGCCTATGAGGGCCGTCTTATCAAGCGCATTGAGAAACTCGAAGAAGAAATCAAAGAATTGAAAAGGAGATTTTGATTATGGCTAACCCCAGAGTGAATGACAACCTCGTGATCGAGAATGCCCGCCTGCTGTTCCGGAACTTTTCCGGACGGGAAAGCAAGTACAACCGTGCCGGCCAGCGCAACTTCTGCGTCTACATCGACGATCCTCAGGACGCCCAGAAACTGGCGGATGACGGCTGGAACATTCGGGAGCGTCCTCCCCGCGAGGAGGGTGAGGAGCCCCGGTACTATCTTCAGGTGGCGGTCAGCTTTGAGAACATCCCGCCCACGGTCTACATGATCCCCGAGCGGAGAAAGAAGAAGACCAAGTTGGACGAGGAGTCCATCGACGTCCTCGATTTTGCGGAGATCCGGAATGTGGATCTGACCATCCGCCCCTACAACTGGGTCATCCAGGAAGGCACCAAGAACGAAAAGCGGGGCGTTAAGGCCTATCTGCGTTCTATGTACGTCACCATCGAAGAGGACGAGTTCGCCGAGAAGTACGCTGGCGAAGAGTATCCGGAGGAGTAAATATCCATGGGAGCGTCGGTGAATAAGGAGATAGCCGGCGCTCCCTTACCCCCCCCCTGAAACAGAGGTATCACTATGTACGAACGTCAAGCGTTTGTCGATGGACTGTACGCATTTTTGGATTATACCGAGCCACACAATTTACGCAACAACATCAAAGAAGGTTTGATGGTGCGCCGGCATGCTCAAGACAAAGAGACGGAATTTGAGAAACGATGTATCCAGAGATGGGCAATTTCGGAGTTGGCGAAAGCTATTGTGGAAGATCCAGACAATCCCGTTGAAGACGTCGCCTATCGGTTTGCGCTAAAGCTCTATGGCTATGCATGCACCTCTTTTGATGCAAAGATGCGGAATGTGTTCGGCATCGCGGCAGAGTTTATCGACAAGGAGGTCATTGGCCTCTTCCGAACCGAAGACGGAGTATATCCGTAAGCGTTTTACGCACGAAAGGAGAAAATCGTGGCTAAGTATTTACCTATGTACCGCTGTATGGCATGTGGCGGAATTATCAGAAAAATTGAAATGCCAAAGGAGTTACGGACTCCGATCGAACTATCAGACGAGAAAGTCGAGGTTATTTGCATCGGAGCAGCGAACCCCTTTTTCAAATCACCGAATCTGAGAAAGCAGGTTCCTTACTCTCTTGCTCACAACTGTTTTGGGGATAGCCGGCAAATCGGGGCAGCAATCTTTTCCGGCTTTGAGCAAGTCCGGGAAACGGAGGGTGCGGGATGAAACCATTCTGGAAAAATACCCGGAAGGGAAAATCCAAGAAACATTCCAAGCCTTCTCAGTCGAAACCGAGGGTACAGACGTGGACAAAACCCATGGAGGAGCCTTGGAAACCGCCGATGGCTGTTCCGACGGCCCCAGTGGAGCAAGCGACAACACCGATTGTGCAGATGCTGGAGTCGGCTCGCCCCATCAAGAAGGAGTATATTCCAGTCAGGCCATCAACGCGAAAGAGCGAGCATTATGATGAGTTTCGCTCCAAATTCCGGCAGCTGCTTTCCCCTCAGCGTCGTCCGATTGATATTTGGAGAGATTTCATCGTCATGTCGGCCTGCGCAATGTCCAACACCGTGGACAAATCCCATTATGAGGAACGGGAGAAACGGTATCTGGATACTATCAACAAATACGAAAAATCTCAGCAGCATATATTCCCTGAACTCTATGCCGATGTGGTCATGGCTTTGGACGAGAACCCGGAGCAGGACTTCCTCGGCGAGATGTTCATGGATCTGCGCCTCGACTATGAGGAGCTGAAACAGATATTTACACCATACCATGTGTGCCAGCTGATGGCGGACGTCACAATGGGCGACCTTGTCCAGCAAGTTGAGGATCTAGGATATGTGTCCATCAATGACTGCTGCTGCGGCGCGGGTGCAAACCTGATCGCGGCGATCAATTCCGCCCGCCGCAAATTGGAGGATGCGGGGCTGAACTTTCAGAACCACATTCTGGTCATTGGACAGGATATTGAGGAATTGGTAGCGCTGATGTGCTACATCCAAATTTCTCTGCTCGGAGTGGCCGGCTACGTTAAAGTTGGCAATGCCCTCACTGAGCCGATGACTTATGGCGATAGTATGGAGAACTACTGGTTTACGCCTATGTACTTCTCCGATGTGTGGCACACAAGAAGAATGATTCACAAATTTACGGAACTGTTCAAGGAGGATAAATGATGAACAGAAAAATCGTCTATTTGGAGAAAGAGGACAAGTGATGCCCTGTGGCGATCCAGCTTTATGACTATCAGCGCGAAGCCCTGGACCGGATGAAAAATGGGTGCATTCTCTGCGGCGGGGTCGGCTCTGGCAAATCCAGGACCGGCCTCGCCTACTATTATCTGCAAGAGGGTGGTCAGCTGGGTACGGACGATTACATTCCGATGAAGAACCCCAGGGACCTTTATATCATCACCACAGCGCGCAAGCGGGATACCTGTGAATGGCAGGGTGACCTGGCTCCATTCCTGATCTCCCCCACTCCAGAGGCCAATTACTACAAGAATAAAGTGGTCATTGACTCCTGGAACAACATCACCAAGTATGTGGACGTCAAGAACGCCTTCTTTATATTTGACGAGCAGCGGGTGGTTGGCTATGGAGCCTGGACCAAGGCATTCCTCAAAATCGTCAAATCCAATGACTGGATACTGCTGTCGGCCACGCCTGGCGACACCTGGCAGGATTATATTCCAGTCTTCATTGCCAATGGGTTCTATCGCAATAAGACCGACTTTGTGGATCAGCATGTGATCTATGACTGGCGGGCCAAGTATCCGAAGATCGACAGCTACCGCAATACCGGCCGGCTGATTCGGCTCCGGGATAAGATCCTGGTGACCATGGACTTCAAGCGCCAAACGGTTTCCCACCATGAAGATGTCAGGGTCTCGTATGATATTTCCAAGTACAAAGATATCATGCGGAGCCGATGGAACCCATGGGAGGATCGGCCGATTGAAACGGCGGCGGAATTGTGCATGGCACTTCGGAGAGTAACCAATTCGGACGAGTCCAGAGCAGTTGCGGTATTGGAGCTGTTGGAGGATCACCCCAAAGCCATCATCTTTTACAGTTATGACTACGAATTGGATATTTTGCGTTCTCTCGGGTATCCGGAGGGGACAGAGATCGCGGAGTGGAATGGACACAAGCATCAGGAGATCCCCACCGGAGACAAGTGGGTGTACCTCGTCCAATACACCGCCGGATGTGAGGGGTGGAACTGTATCACTACGGACACCATTATATTTTACTCACAGCAATATTCTTACAAGGTGGCGACGCAGGCGGCTGGACGGATTGACCGGCTGACCACGCCATATCGAGACTTAAACTACTATCACTTGAAGAGTTTCTCCGGAATCGACCTTGCCATCAGCAAGGCTCTTTCCAAGAAGAAGAACTTCAATGAAGGCAAGTTCGTAGGCTGGGCCACAAAGCCGATGCCGATGGCCGCGTAATTTTCAGGTTGTATTATGGAGGGAGACACCGAACGTCTCCTTTTATATTTTGAAGAAAGGAGGAAAACATTTTGAAACAACAGCTCGACCTCGAAGTAAAGAAGTTCTTTGATCTACTGGCCAATACGCCTTCCATCAAGGTTAAAAAGCAACTCCTGGCTGAAAAGCGCGATGATGGAAACGTCAAAAAATTCTTAGACTATCTGTTGAACCCCTTCTTTGTTACAGGCATTTCTGAGAAGAAAATCCGAAAAGTTGTGTCCGTCGAAAAATCAGTTCACTTCCATTCGTTTCATGAGTTGATGACGTATGTTCGGAAAAATCACACGGGCTCCGATGATGTTTTGGCAAATACCCAAGCCTATCTGGATGATGTGAACCCCGAATTGCGGATGTTCTATATCGGGATCATCGCAAAAACCATTCGTATCGGATGTGACGCCAAAACTGTCAATGACGCATTCGGATATGAGTTCATCCCCCAGTGGGAAGTGCAGCAAGCCTATCAAATCGGAAAATTGAAGATGAATGAAAACGAGTGGTTCAGTTTAAGCCAGAAACTAAATGGGGTTCGTGGAACTTACTTCGAGGGAAAGCTTATCAGCAGACAAGGAAAAGAGTTCATCGGTTTGGAACACATTTTGGGAGATATCCAACAGCTTATCCCTAATTCAGACGAGTGGGTTATTGACGGGGAGCTGATTCGTAAAAATGCGGAGCATGTCTCCGACAATGAAAACTTCCGGCTAACGACCGGAATGCTCAGCCAGGAGGATGGCGATAAACGGCAAATTCAACTGGTGATCTTTGATATTTTGCCAAAGGCTGAGTTTCTTCGCGGCGAGAGTAAGTTGCGGTATCGAGATCGCTTAGAGCAGCTAAAAGATCTGGAGCAAAGGATAAAGAGGCGAAACTTGTCAAATCTTCGTATTGTGGATGTGTTATATACCGGGAACGACATGTCCATGATCTCTAAATGCTTAAACCGCATGATTGTTGAAGGCAAAGAGGGGCTGATGCTGAATCGGAACTGCAAATATTTCACACGGCGTCATAATGGTATCCTCAAAGTGAAACAGTTCTATACCGTAGACCTCGAAATTGTAGATCTTGAAGAAGGGGCCGGTCGTCTGTCCGGAACTTTGGGTGCATTTGTTGTCCGTTATAAGAACAACTACTTACGGGTTGGTTCGGGGATGACAGATGATCAGCGAAAAAAGTTTTGGGACGACGGCCTGAACTTAATTGGTCGTGTTATCGAGGTAAAGTATAAGGATGAAAGCTATGATCGCCGAACAGGTCTTCGTAGCCTCCAGTTCCCGACTTTTGTTCAGCTTCGAGAACTTGGAAAACAAGAAAGCTACGATTGATAAAGGGGAATAACGATGAATGAAAAATCTAACCGTAAAGCAGGTTTTGGCAGCATTGAAGACCGCATTCGCGCTTTTCGCGATCGCATGGCACCTGCTCTGCATCTGTTTCCGCAGGACATCGCTGAGAAACTGACAGAGGGCGGGTTCTTTACTGCGCCGGCGAGCACAAAGTATCATGGCGCCTACGAAGGCGGTTTGTTTGACCATAGTCGCAATGTGACTTCCGCATTGGTCACTCTCACCCACGATAATGACTTGGAGTGGCAGCGTCCCGAATCCCCGTACATCATCGGCATGTTCCATGATATTTGTAAGCAGGACCAATATCGACATCCTTTTGGAGACACGCTCTACTCGGCGGCAGGTGCAGAATTTCGTACCGTCGATGAAAGCCGCTGGGAGTATGAGCCCGATACGCTGCTCAAGGGACATGGTGATAAATCTGTCATACTGCTCTCCCAGTATTTGCAGCTGACGATGGAGGAAATCCTGTGTATCCGCTATCACATGGGCGCCTTTGTGGATCAAAAGGAGTGGAATGACTATACCCGGGCTATTCATGAGTGTCCGAACGTGCTTTGGACGCATACGGCCGACATGATCGCGGCACACATTCTGGAAATTGACAAGTGACCCTGCCTTATTATATTCTACTGGACAAGAGGTGAAAGTACATGCTCGGAGCAATTATCGGCGACATCATTGGCTCCCGGTTTGAACGGCATAACCACAAGTCAAAGGATTTTGAACTGTTCACGGACCAATGCCGGTTTACGGATGATACTGCTATGACAGTGGCTATTGCTAAGGCTTTGCTGGAATGCAAAGGCGACTATACCGATCTCAGCAACCATGCCATCCGGTGTATGCAGGAGATCGGGCAAAAGTATCCTAACGCCGGGTACGGACAGATATTTTACCTGTGGTTGCACAAAAGAGCCCCAGAACCCTATTGGAGCTATGGGAACGGTTCGGCCATGCGGGTCAGTCCTGTGGCTTATGTGGCAAAGTCGGCGCAGGAATGCATCGATCTGGCTGACGCAGTAACCAAAGTGAGCCATGACCATCCAGAAGGAATGAAAGGCGCTGAAGCGACTGCTCTGGTCACTTTTGGTGCTCGAAGTTCACTGCCGAAACAGATTCTTCGGGAGTTGGTGCAGACCTGGTACTATACTTTGGGTTTCACCATCGACGAAATCCGCCCGACTTATCGCTTTGATGCAAGCTGCCAGGGCTCTGTCCCTCAGGCAATCGAGGCGTTTCTGGAGTCTGAAGACTTTGAGGACGCTATCCGGATTGCAGTTTCCCTTGGGGGCGACAGTGACACGATTGCGGCCATTGCCGGAGGGATAGCCGGAGCCTATTACGGTGTGCCTGACGATATATGGCAAAAAGCCGCAGAGTATCTCCCCCAGGAGTTCCTTGATATTTTGGAGGAGTTTGAGCAGATCTACTCAAATTGAACAGAAACACGATTAGACCATCCTCGTTGCTGGGGATGGTCTTTTCTTTATGCACTAACGGGAGGTAATACAAATGGACAAGCAGCAGCTCCAGGAGTTCATCAATGGTATCGGAATGATCGCGGAAACGGCCCTGCTCTTCTATCGGAGCACCTTGTCCGCTAAAGCAACCCAAGAGGAGGCCATGCGGCTGACACAAGCGTTTATCGCCGCCACGCTGTATGGAAATAAGGGCGGCAGTTCGAGCAGAGGGTCAAGTGGGAAGGAGGATACTGATGACTGAAAACATCAATGGGATTCAGGTTGATATTTCAAAGTATGTCGGCGAAGAGATTGCCCGACTTGCGGTGGCATCGATAGATGAGGATCGCTTAAACCGTCTTGCCGAACAAGCAATTCGCGACCTTTACGAAGACCAATGGTTTGATGGTCGTCGCTGCACTGCAATCCACAAAATGACCGCGCAACTTCTCGGAGAAAAATCCAACAGCATATTACTGATATTTTAGAGCGTGATGATTTCAAAGACCAAGCAAAGAAACAGGCCGAACAGCTTGTTGACGATATGCAGAAAAAAGTTCGAGAAATTGTCATTGAGCAGTACGCGAATGCCCTGGCTGGGAACATTGCTACCGGATATTTTGGCGGGGCGTTCAAAATGAATGTGCAACAAATCGTCAACGATATGTTGCGCTAACGCTGAAAAAGGAGAAAAACTATGGCGGGACTAAACTGTGAAATCAAATGGGAAACTCGGCTCTGTGAGGTAAACGGCGAGCTTGGATATTTTCATTGCTGGGAACATTGGTCTAATGTGATAGACGCGAGCCCGCTGCGGGGCGGTCACCCTGGAGGTCAGATTGGGCAGGTCTACGGCATCGTAGAGTTTAAGGACGGTATCCGGCGGGTTGACCCGTCGAAGATCAAGTTCTGCGATGAGGAGAATGCCTTGTTGGCAGAGATGGCGAAACATCATCAGGAGGGAAACGCATGAAAGTTTGTATTTTATCGAATGATGACCCCGCGGCCTTTCAAAGCTCGATCAATGCTTTTATCGCTGACAAAAAGGTCATTGACATCAAGTATCAAAGCATGAACCTGACGCTCAAGTTTACGAATGGAGTTCCTTCGGAATCAATCATCGTAGATCGTGCTCTCATCATCTATGAAGAATGAGCAAATAGCGGCAGTTCGTTGTAAATGCGGACGCCCGGCACATATTTGGTATTCGCGGGATGGATATTTGTGTGGATGCATCAATCCGGATTGTACTATCTCTTTAGAGAGGTCGCGGAAGTCCAAAGCGGAGTCAATCGAAAAGTGGAATGCGAAGATGAAAAGAGAATCTCATGGGAACGCATGGCACCCCTGCCAGTATGTCGATTGCAAATTAGAACATGACGGATCTTGGGTAGACGGAAGGTGGTACGAATGGGAAGATATTCATGGTAGCCGCGAGGTTGCTCGAATGAAGCTTGACGCCATAGACCATTTCTATCCGTATGCCAAAATCATCAAAGAAGAAGATGTCTGTCGTTATAGAGAGTTAGAAGAAGGAGAAGACAATGCTGATTATTAAAACTGAGGAAGACCGTGAGCGCTGCACATCTTGCTATGGCAACCGCACCATTGTTTTGAGCATGGAAGAAGTGTTGGCCTTATTTTCAGGAGCAACTCTTGGTGATCCGAACTTTAATGAGTATGGTGTGTTCATTCGATTAGAGGGGTCTGCTCCTGTTTAAAAAAAAAGGGGGGGGGGGCAAATGGATACGGTCGAACTTTGCAAATGCGGGAAACCACCTCGTTTCTGGCGTTTTGGCGATGTTTATATTTGTGGCTGCGTCAATCCAAACTGCAAAACTATATATCCGGCAAGATCATTGAAGTCGAAAGCGGATGCGATTAGACGGTGGAATGAAAAGATGAGAGGAGAAAATAATGTGTGACTTCTGTAACCATATAGTTGAAGACAGTGAGGCCGGATGGCACGACTCCAATCTCATCACCTACGATCGCAAATTCAACAGTTTTAGTATCGAAACTGCTACGGGCGATCCGTATGATAGTGGCATTTTACAAGATGTAAATTTTTGTCCATATTGCGGAGAAAAATTGATCTGGAAAGGATGAAATGATGGATAAAGAAGCTTGTGATGCTATCGCGTTCATGGCCACTATTTTGGGCAAGTCGAAGATATCTGGAAACTGGATGAAATTGCACATCATTTTGAGATGAGAGGAGAAAACGATGGGTCTCAGACTTAAAGGTCAAGTCTTAAAGTTCGATGTTGTGGACAAATGCAACAGAAAATTTGCCTCGGATTGTGAGGTCACATTTCCTGAGAAAGTACCTGTAACCTATAATTTCAGCCCTGACGAAATAATCGGGCATGCTGATATTTCTAAAGTCGAGGACGGTCTTAACTGTGAAGTATCGCTGTTTGATACGAATGCCCTTCCCCAAAATGAGTATTTCGTTGGCGGATATTATACCCGGGTTAAGACGCATGTGAAGGATCACATCACCATCATCGATTCTGCTCGATTAGTAAGCATGAGTATCATTCCGGAGCATAATGTCGCTGACGAAAATTTGAAAGTTAGGAGAGTCGAAAGCAATGCTTAAATTCGAGCACACCGAGGTAGTCGGTTGGAAACATGCTATCCGTGGGATGCGGAATCCTTTGGAGAGTTGGGAGAAAAGCGATAGCAATATCGGGTTTGGGACGGCCTTTTGCATTGATTGCGCATATAAGAACCAAAATCCTTGCGGTCAGAATTGTCTCGATTTGGGAACGAACGACCTCGATCTCATGACCCGGCTGCGGAATGCTGGCACAGACCATCGGAAGTTTATGCGGATGCTGGTTGTCTATGTCGACATTACTGGCCCGCTGTACTGGTGGAAAGAGTTCGATACCTATAAAGTGGGTACGGTCGCAAACAGTTGTTCCACCATGCACTGCATCCATAAACATGAGTTCACACTGGATGATTTCAGCCACGAGCATTTGATGTCTTTCGATGAAGTCTACGGAACAGATGACAAAATCTCCTATTGTGAAGACTGCGGAACGTACTCTTCTCCGTTGGGGATTTTGGAAGATACCATTCGCGCATTGAACTTCTACCGCCGGAAGTATCTCGAAACTAAGTCCAAGCCGATGAAAGACGAAAAGGCTCGGCAGACACTTATGAAAAAATACTGGTGGCAGATGATTCAGCTGCTCCCGACGAGCTATAACCAGAAACGGACGATTATGATGAGCTATGAAGTTCTGGCCAACATTGCTCGGGAAGGGTCTCGAAAATTTCATAAGCAGGACGAGTGGCGTGTGGATTTCATGAACTGGATCAAAAGCCTGCCGTACAGTGAGCTTATTACTGCTCCAGTTCCTCAGAAGGGGCATGAGGAACTTCAGAACTACAAAGAAATGTTTGAACAGCTCAAGAAAATCATGGAAGAGAAGCATTCCGTCACCGTTTGCGAGCTCTGCAACATCTATGATTGCGGCGATTCGGATGAAGAGCACTGTAAGAAGTGCCAGTTCTATAAGTACAGCAAATGGGCGAACTGGAAAAAGGCGAATCCCGTGATTGATGAATTCGAGCGAAAAGGCTACACGCGAACTGTCGATGGAAACAAAATCGCATATACCAAAGAGGATAATACCGAAACGAATGAGGGTCTGAATAAACATTTCGGTGGAATTGAGGAGTGATATTTATGAACTCCAAGAATAGACAGCAAAAATGGATCGAAAACCACCCTGTCGCTTGGTGGATCATGAATAAGATCGGCGATTTCTTATGGTTCTACGCAAAGTTTTCATTATGCGTGCTATTCACCTTAATCATGTTACGCCTAAGGATGATGTTTTAAGGGGTGATATTTAGTGAAAAAACCCAGAAGCTATGCCGTATTTGCGGATGAGCATGAAGAGGATCTACTCTATTTGGAAACAGATAAAGTAGGTCATACAATTTTCGCTACAAAAAGCGGAATTTATCGATTTCATAATGAAACAGACACCATCGATGGGTCTGTGTTCAGAAGACTTGTTTCCTATTTTGAGAAATTGGGGCCAACAGAGTCAAATCGGACAGATGAAATCAAATATGTCGTGGTCGATGAGCGCGTTCCATATGAGTATAAGATTGACGGTCTTGATGGTTGTGTTTGTGGTGAGATCCTGGTACCCCCAAATGCGACTGACCAATATATTCGGAAACTTATCATGGACGATCTAAAAATTTTGTATCGAAAGGCGTGATATTTGGATGAAACATGGCTACATTCTCAGCATCGATGAAATGCGTGCTGCTATTGCCGGGCATTATAGCGTTTCTATCAATGATGTTGCTATCCAGGCATTTCCCGAAGGAAATCATCTTCGCATTCAAGCCTTAGTCATGGAAGGCGAGAAAAAGATTGAAGAGAAACCCCAGGCTTATTGGGAATATTGGGGCGGATGGGCCGGCAATCATGACAAACGGATCGATGATGCAAAATGCTCCAACTGTGGGTTTAAGCATCCCACTGTTCGTGGCGGAAATGCACCCGATCAGCTTTATAAACTCTGTCCTCATTGCGGTCGCCATATGGGACATAAGGAGGTTTGATATTTATGGATAGCAAACACATCAGCTTTTGGAACGAGGTTCACACCATCATTGATGAGGCTATGGAGAAGCACGATCGTTCTGTTTCCGTTTATATTTCGCCTGAAGGGGCTATGTCTGCCACCGTTCAGCCTTGGCCGGATGCGGACGAGCTGTATGACATGTATCAGAAAGGTCGAATTACGGCGAACGACTTCCGCGCAAAAATGGGGCTGCCCATGGTAAAAAATGCCGAGAAGTTTATGAAGCGTTCTTTTCTCGTGCAGGAATTGAACATCCCGGAGGAGTAACATTCGCCATACGCAGAAAGTGCAACTCGTATTATGAGAGGAGAGCCTACGGAAATGTGGGCTCTTTTCTTTATATTTTAAGGGAGGGTTTTTGTAATGACGCTACATGAAAAAGTCGTTCTTTCTGCCTATACTGGAATTTTAATGTGTGACTTTTGGGAAGTCCACAAATACATCGAAAAGCTTCTTGGGAGGCCGGTTTGGTCTCATGAACTGGCATCAGAGGATCTGTTAGCCGAAATCAAGGAAAAGGCGAAGAGCGATTTTCTCAAGATCATCGAACCATAGGAGGTTCCATTATGCCCAAAATTAAATCTGGAGATAAAATTTACCTGTGCGATCGCAAGCAATGTGGCGACCGATGCCATTATCCTGAGTGTCGACACACTACCCTGATTTCCCATGCAATCAATGCTCCGACATTCCCCAATGGGTTCGAACGGATTGAACATGGCCCAAATGCCTACTTCGTTGAGCGAGATGACCAAAAGGAGGAATGATATTTTGACCTTTAAGGAGTTCACTTCATGGTGCAATGAGCGAGCCTGTGATGGATGTTGGGGTATGCTCACCGCCATGACCTGTTTGGATCTGATGGCAACTGTCAATAAGATCCCATTCTGGAAAAGGGAAAAAGTTTGGCGAGAACAGTATGAAAAGCAGGTTCTGGACGAGATTGTCGAGCCGATCAACCAAAAGATTCTCATTGCCAAACTCGCTGCTCAAACTTTGAAAAGCAAACACACCGACGAAATCGAAATTGCCAACGAAAAGGAGAATCCAACCATGACCATCAATGAATACCAGTCCCATGCACTGAGAACCGAGTCCCGCATTGTTGCCGATCCCGTCCCCTACATTAGAGTTCTGGAGGGGCTTATGGGGCTCAATGGTGAAGCCGGCGAGGCCATCGACATCATGAAGAAGGTGCTTTTCCAGGATCATGAGTTTGATCGGGAACATCTGGCTAAAGAGCTGGGTGATATTGCTTGGTATCTGGCGATTAGCGCTGATGCCATTGGCTACGACCTGGAGACAATTCTTCAGATGAATGCGGATAAGCTCAAGGCGCGGTATCCGGATGGGTTCAATTCTGAGCAAAGCCAGAACCGCAGTGCCAATGATATTTAAGAGGCACCGCTATGCCAATCCGAGATAACGACCTACTTGTCTATTTCGGCAAGTATTGCAAAACCTGCAAGCATGAAAAATTACCAGAAAATGAACCTCCCTGCGATGAGTGCCTGGAAAACCCGATAAATCTGAATTCTCATAAGCCCGTCAACTATGAGGATAAGAATGACTGAGGCGGCCGAGATGAAACTGAAATTTATTGGGGAAGATGGCTCTATGGGATTGCGAACTGGTGAAGTCTATGATACCCGCATCTTCATTAAAGGAGGATGCCTATGGGTCGAATGGAAAGTCAATCTCTACGCCGTAAAATCTTGCCCCTATATTTCTACGCAGTCATTTGCACAAAATTGGGAGCTGCTACGATATAATTCTAAATAAGGAGGACCGATATGGCTCAAAAACGAATCAAGATGGTTCAGCGTGATATTTTGAACGATCGGATGCGACTTCTCTATGACGACGGAACGCAGGGTGTTCTGGAGTATGGAGAAGTCGTTTCTCGTTCTAAGGCACCGATTGCCATCAAACCAAATGACTTCATTGGGCTTACTCTAAAGCAAGCAAAACTGAAACTTGGTATCAAGAATTGAGGTGCCCATATGAGTCAAGAATATGATTTATATTTACAGCGACATAAGGCCAATGTAAAAAGAGGCTATGATTGGCTGCGCACCAACATGCCCTGGCTATTTGAAGGACAACCGGACAGTGCTTGGCAGACCGAGTTTGAGCACGACGCCTCTAAATCAAATCCGGATGAATACAAGGCCTATGATGCTTACTTCTACGGAGGCAATCGCTCCTATGCAGTTGTCCAAGCCTTCCAGTATGCTTGGCTGCTGCATATCCACCGCAATCCCCACCATTGGCAACACTGGGTTCTGATCAATGATGACCCCGGTGAAGGCGAAGTCCTGTTGGAGATGCCCTACGATTATATTATCGAGATGATTTGTGATTGGTGGGCCTTCAGCTGGGAGAAAGGTGACCTGAGTGAGATCTTCTCCTGGTATGACGATCATCAGGCCTACATCAAACTCCACCCCAAAACCCGGGCGACGGTGGAAGATATTCTCTGGGAGCTCCGGGGCCGACTTGGGTTCAACGTTCTGGCTCACCATGGCGTCAAAGGCCAAAAGTGGGGTGTTCGCAATGGGCCGCCGTATCCGCTTGATAAAAGTAAGAAGTCTGGTACAATAGTGACAGATTCTATTGCTGCCGGGGAAGTTTCACAAACTATCAATAAAGATAAACAGAAACGGCATTCTAGAAGTGATCATGAGCCCGGAAGAAGTTATCTTGACGGGGATATCGACTTCGCACAGCAACTAGTCGACGAATACTCCGGAACAGGGACTCCGATCTGCAAAGATGGGAAATGGTCACACCGCGAACGAGTTACTGCCAAAGAAGACATTGGTACTTATGTGGATGTCGATGGCAATGAAACGAGAAGTGATAGAGCTATGATCATCTATTCAAAGACGGGCACCCATATTTACCCAATCAGAAAGGAGAATGACGATGAAACTTGAACGCTCGCTTGAAGGGAAACAAGTACGAATCGTCACCACAGACAATGAAGTTCTGACCGGCATTGTCGAGGATTATATTTTCCCGGAGGACAATGAGCCGGAGGGAGTTTCTGGCATCAATGTCTATAACTGCCCCAAATCTGGGGAATGGACTGGGCTCAACGAAACTGATATCCAGTCTATTGAAATCATGGAATAGACGAAATCTCGCAGGAAAGGAGAAAACCGTGATAACCATTCAAGGGCAATACAACATTGCTGTCTGCTACACCAATGAGCTGGAAGGAGCGGCTCTGGAGCAGATTCGGGCAGTATGTGACCGGCCCGAGTTTTCGGGCTGTAAAATCCGCATTATGCCTGATGTGCACGCTGGGAAGGGCTGTACCATCGGCACCACCATGACCATCCAGGACAAAATCGTTCCCGGTATGGTAGGCGTGGACATTGGTTGCGGCATGGAGACGGTAGAACTGGCCGAGTGTGAAATCGACTTTGCTAAGCTGGACGCGCTGATCCGGGAGAAGATCCCCTTCGGCCGGGAAATCCGTGATATTCCCCATTTCCTCAATTCAGAAATTGACTTAACTCAACTTCGATGCGCCGACCAAGTCAATCTTGACCGAGCGATTCACAGTATCGGCTCTTTGGGCGGCGGCAACCACTTTATTGAGGTAGACCAAGCCGGGGACGGACGGCTGTTCCTGGTCGTTCACTCCGGGAGCCGGCATCTCGGAACGGAGGTAGCCGACTACTATCAGAATGAAGGGCGCAGGGCTCTCTGGGGTGGAGCTAAGCATCAGATCCAGGAGACCATTGCAAAGCTCAAAGCCGAGGGGCGGTTTCAGGAAATCCAGAAAACTATCACGGCTCTGAAGAAAGAGCATGAACTGGATATTCCGAAAGACCTCGCCTATGTGGAGGGCAAGCTGTTCGACGACTACATCCACGATATGAAGTTGACGCAGCAGTTTGCGGTGCTCAATCGGAAAGCTATGGTGGACGTCATCCTGGAAGGTATGGGCCTTACTGCGGTGGATATTTTCACCACCATCCATAACTACATCGATACGGACGCCATGATTCTCCGGAAGGGCTCCGTATCTGCCAAGAAGGGAGAAAAGCTGCTTATCCCTATCAACATGCGAGACGGCAGCTTGATCTGCGTTGGCACAGGGAATGAGGACTGGAACTGCTCTGCTCCGCACGGAGCCGGACGCCTCATGAGCCGTCGAGCAGCGCTTAACACCCTATCTATGGAGGAGTTCCAGAATGAGATGAAGGGCATCTACACAACTTGCGTGGTGCCTGACACTCTGGATGAATCTCCGATGGCCTATAAAAGCATAGAGGAGATCGTTTCCCAAATCGGGCCTACTGCAATCATTGTAGAACGCATCCGCCCCGTCTACAACTTCAAAGCCTCTGATTAAACCGAATAAGGAAAACTTGAAATGCCTCGAATTGTGTAACAGCAGTTCGGGGCATTTATATTTTCTGGAGAGGAGCGGCATGAAGGGAATTTATAAAAGACCAGTAAGTTGCTCTCCTTGCATCGACATGGATTGGATGACACCTGAAAGCTGTGCCGAATGCGAGCGATTGCGACGTGAAGAGGTTGATATTTTACAGCTTGGCGTCGGGTTCTTTGCAAACAAGGCAATTATCAAGAGGCCGGACGGCACCTTGGCGACAGTTTCGCTCAACGAATTAACTATTACGGATTGATATTTTGAAAAGGAGAAAATCGCTATGGTTGATACAAGGGGTCTAAAAAAGTCCGCTGTTCTGGCAGCACTTTATAACGCTTCTAAGCCGCAAGGGTTGGGGTTTCTACATTTCGATCCTGTTCCGATGACTGAGGAGGAGGCTGAAGAGCTTTTGAGAATGGGTACCTACTTCGATTATCTCAAAGGTCGCGTCATGAAGGTGGATCTGAGCAATGACGATTGTTTTGAAGAATGGCTCTACGATCGGGATAACGGAAACGGGGCGGCACAGAGAGCCATCAATCAACTTCGTGGCTTATAAAACATCTTGATATTTTTGAAAAGGAGAAAAAACATGGACGAGATGAATGTAAAAGCAGTCGAGACTACGGAAAACAAGGAAATTCGGCCGAAGATCATCGCGGTGGACTTCGACGGCTGCCTGGTTACGAACAAGTTCCCCGAGGTCGGCGATCCCATCAACAAGACCATCTCCAGGCTCAAGCAGGAGCAGGCCAATGGTGCCAAGGTCATCCTCTGGACCAACCGGCGGGATAAGCCCTTGGACGACGCGGTGAAGTTCTGCGAAGAGCAGGGTATCCATTTGGACGCGGTCAATGAGAACCTGCCGGAAATCATCGGGGCCTTTGGCGGCGACACTAGAAAGGTATTTGCCAATGAGTATTGGGATGATCGGGCCGTCTATATGGCTGAGGAGGAAGACGACTGGGCATCTCGGGAGATCGCCCTTGCCTGCCAGAGTGAGCGGGAGGCCTCGGAGGGTACGGATGACTGGGACTATGGCGTGGCCTGTTATGAAAGTGCGCTGCGAGCCTATCGGAGTCTGATGCAGGATGGTCACTCCGGATTCAGCATCCAAATCACAAAGAGCATTCTCAACCGCCTGATTGACGGCAAGTGCTTGACGCCCATCGAGGACACGGAAGATATTTGGAATGAGGTAACCGAGGAAATGGATGTCAAAGACGGACATCGGGAATTCCAGTGCAAGCGCATGTCATCCCTGTTCAAGACGATTGCGTCGGACGGCACAACTACTTATTCCGACGTGGGCCGAGTCTGTGGCGTCAACGCTAATTCCCCTGATGTGGCTTTTACGAACGGCCTGATGACCCGTCTCATTGACAAACTCTTCCCCATCACCATGCCCTATATGCCCGCGACCAAGAAGTATCGTGTCTTCTCCGAGGACTTCCTGGTGGACCCCAAGAACGGGGATTATGACACCATCGCCTACCTTTATATTCTCACACCCAATGATAAGCGGATCGAGTTGAACCGCTACTTCAAAGAGGAGGGCGGCAAGATGGTTCCCATTGAGAAGGCCGAGTACGAGGAGAGAAAGACAAAACGGGTGGATAAGAAATGAAACGTGGCTGGGATGATATTTTACGTGCCCTATTCAATGCCATCGGCATTCTTGCTATTCTCGGCCTAATTTTCCTTATAAAACTACTCTACGATTTTATGAGGTGGTTATTTTGAAAGATTTCGACACAATATTGGTAGGCTTTGACCATAGCCATGGCGATCCTGCGGTGCTGATCGTTGGTCGAAAGGCACCCCGGGATAACGTCCAGATCATCAATCAGTTCCAAGGCAAAGAGGCTGAGGAACTGTATCAGAAACTTGTTGGAGAGGAGAAAAAGGCATGACAATCGCTGGTTGGTTTGGATTTGGACTTTTTGCCGCACTTATTTTGTGTGCCGGAATTTTGGGGGCTATCCTGATTGAAAACATCCCAGGAAAAATCATCAGCGTGGTGGTAGCCATTTTGCTGATTCTGGGTCTGTTCTTCGGCATGCGCTGGTACTTCCAGAACACTGCATCTGGTCAGAGAGCCCTGACAGATCAGAAAAGCGATTTGAACAATGGGCTCGAACGGACGGTGACGATCTATACGGCTGATGGAGAAATCATCGCGCAGTATACCGGAAAGATTGATATTGAGGGAAATGACGGTGGCTATGTCCTCTTTGACTATGAAGGGAAACGCTATACCTACTACAACTGCTTTGTGGAGTCCATTGCCGAAATTGGGCCTTGATATTTATAAAAAAGGAGAAAAACATGAAACGCATTTACGCCGGCGCGCTCTTGTGCGCCATTTTGTCGTTAGGACTGCGAATCTATTGAAGGTGAGGAAACGCCATGACAGTTTATATCGCCGGGAGACAGACGGGCAAAACAATCTATTTGATTTGGATGTCCGCAAAGACAGGCGCCGTTATCGTGGCCCCGACTTATCAAATGGTGAGCTACATCGACCAGATGGCCCGCAAACTTGGATTGAAAATTCCACCGCCTATCTCGGTTGTTGAATGGGCTCAGATGGTAGCCCGCAAGCAAGCCCACTCAGAGCAAAGATATTTAGTGGACGAGCTGCAAATGGTATTAAGCCAGATGAATGTGGAGGCGGCAACGCTTAACGAAGACTATAAGGAGGAAGTTCACATGTTTGGAGTAAAAGAAACCTGCTGCACCAAATGTAGCCATCGGGATGTATGCCAGTATAAAGAGGAGTATCTGGCAGCCCAGCATGCTGTGGATGAAGTTAGCGTCCATCTCCCCACAAAGGATGACAACTCTGTTCGGTCTATTCGGCTCCGTGATATTCCCTGGATCGAGCCGGTGGAACTAAAGTGCCGGCATTTCCGAAAGGATGTTGAAGCCCAGCGGTGTGGATCTGGGGCGGAAGGTTAATAGCAGTACAAAAAAACAGGAGGTACATTAAATGAAGAAAATCATTACTTTGCTGATGGCTATGGGATTGATATTCTCCCTTTCGGCCTGCGGAGAACCCAGTGGCCAACATCAAGACATGGTTTCCACCCTCGACACTGTGAGCGATCTCCAGGAGCGCCAGCCAACGCCGACTGACCTCGATTTCTCTCTGGAGCGCTATAACCTAATCCGCCGGGCCTATTGGGTCAACGGGCAGCGAGAAAAGGCTGCGGCCGTGGTTTGTCAGGTAGAAAAGCCCCTTGGATACATTGTGCTCTTTACTGAGAGCGGCAGCGTTGTGGGGCGGTTTGTAGTTGATGGTAAGGTCAGCAGTCTGAACAGTTACTTAACGCCGGATAGCGAGGCGTATTCCTCTGAGTATCGGCTTGATTGGATTGCCGACGTGGATGGCTCCTATGGAGAGAACGATGCTGGGATATTCTTCTTTACTCCAGATGGTAAGTATGTCGAATGGACGGGCACCTACCTTTATTCTGACATTCCCTTTGAGGTGGACGATCCGGTCGTAAAGGTCGGAGGGTAACGCCATGAGAAAGGCATTGAGCATTGTGGGGGCGGTCGTCGTGGCCGCCCTCATTTGTGTTTCCTTGATATTTCTGGGCTGGGGTGACACCTGGCTCGGAAATCAAGTGGACTATGTGGATCAGAAGATTGACGATGCCACGAACTATGAAACCCGAAAAACTGTGGAGGACAGCTGCCGGGCGATGATCGCCTCCTATGAGGCCGACAAGCTGACCTATGAGCAGTATAAGGACAGCGAAAGCGACGAGCAGCGGTCTTGGGCAGACCAGGCGAAAATGCGGGCCAACCGTACAGCCGCGAACTATAACAACTACATTCTCAAGAACTCCTATGTCTGGAGCGGAAACATTCCGGAAGATATTTTGGCAGAACTTCCGATTATTGAGTAAAAACAGGAGGATACGATCATGCGTAAATTGCTTAGAAGTATGACCAAGGCCGAGATGGTTCGCCGTGGATATTCTAAGGTGAACCGCAGAATTGGTTACAGCAGTTGGCGGGCCGTCATCAACGCTTATCCCATCAATCTGGTAACTGGTAAGAAGATGGCTGGAAACTACCGCGGCCAGAAGAAGTACCCGAAGGGGAACACTTCCCATCTCTTTGTGTACTGAGCGGGATTGATATTTGTGGAAGGAGAGGTGTCAAATGTGGAAACGAGAACTCTTGAAAAATAAGCTCTACGCTTTGCTGCTGGTTGGGCTCTCTTTGCCTGTGATGTTTCTCGATGGGGACGCGACTGCGACAGTGCTGATGCTGTTCTTCGCTGTCCCCTTATTCTTTGCCAAGGAAAATTGGATTATGGGAGGGAGCCACAGCTATGCATATCAAGAAAGCCGGAGGAAAAGTGTACGGCGCCATACTTACCGCGGCGGAGAAAAAAGCTATGGATATCGAGATCCAGAAGGAGCTTGCGGAGTACGACAGAAAACACATCGCCGAAATCGACGCGACCATTCTGTGGGTGCTGCATGAACAGTTCGGGTTCGGGGCTCAGCGGCTTCGAACTTATTACGATGCCTTCCATGACCGTATCAAGGAGCTGGTCAGTCGGTATGAGATGGAGGACCAGGATGATATTTGGCTCTGTACGCAGATGCTAAAGCGAATTGGCGTCGACATCGAAGCATGGCATAAGGAGAGCGACCATGGGACTTGATGCTTTTGGAAGAATGGTGCGGGACATTCGCCTGGTTCGAGCAATGCTGCTCTATGATATGGCGAAGGATCTTGATATTTCATCGGTCGAGCTGTCCGCTATCGAATGCGGGAGAAAACCTGTCCCAGATTGGTTCATCTCCAAACTGCAAGAAAAATACGGCATCAGCGATGTGCATGCCCAATCGCTTATCAAATTCATGAACGAACGGGGTGAGAAAAATTGTCCTGGAATGATCGAAAAAACGCAGAGGGTTACTCAGACCCCACAGCTTACCAAGCTCTGAAGAATATCGAGGCCGAGGAGGAGCGGTTCCATAAGCTGCTCTATGCCATCTTTGATATTTGCGAACTGGCGGACTTTGAAATCGAGGGGCGGATTGTTCTGGTGGACAAGCGCTCCGGAAAGGTTTGGAGGTGATAAGTTTTGGGCCTATCCAGACTTGCAGCAAAATGTAGGGCGTGTCCATATGTATTCATCTGCGACCATAAGCAGATGGAGGCGCTTGGATATTTACCGTTGCCGGAGCCGACGGTTAAGATTCAGGTAGACCGAACGGTTCAGATCGACAACCTGTTAAGGGCACTCAACTGCTGTTACACCAATATGCGGGCAGGCTTTTTCAAATCCCAAAACAATATTTGAGAGGTGATGACCGATGACTATGGAAGAGGCTTTGGCAGTTATTCAGAAGATTGCAGACGCTTGGAATGCCTTTGGCCAAGCGATGGAGAACGCCGCACAGGCACTCCAAGATATGTTCCGCGGCCTGACTGATAGCAATGAACTCTGGCCCAAACGCAACGGAGTACCGCCTAAAAAGTATGGCATGTCTCTGCATCGGCGGGTTCGTCCGTCCCCTTCTCGCTACCAATTTGTACCGGTGACCCCTCGAAATCGGCCTTATCAGCGACGTGCTTTTTGAGAGATAGCCCTGATTAGAGCTTGATATTTTGGCAAGAAGAGGCAATGGAGGGTACGGACGTGGGCGACTTTGCAGCAGGATTCGACCGGAAAATAGGTCAAAAGCTGCTACTATTACTGTTAGTAGCAGGTCAAATTTGGAGTATTTTGCTGGCCACTTTTAGTCTGAAAACTGGCCATTTGCCCACTTTCTGCCCACTTTTATTTTCAAAAGTGGCCAGGCTGAAACCCTTGGGGCGCAAGGGTTTGCGGGTTTTCTGGCCAGTTTCCCACTTTTTCTCTTCACTTAAATGCGAAAAAAAAAATATTAAAAATTATATAAAGTGACGAAAAAAAGTGGCCAACTGGCCAGCAAGGGAATTTTGATGGGTTTAATGGATATTTACAGCCTTAGAGTGCTAGGTTTATCCACCTTTCAAAATCTCTCTTCCAAAACGAATGGAGGTGTGCTATACTGGCAATGCGACACAGTTTCATATATTTTCAGTCTATGGGGAAATGCTTTGGCAAAAGGTGTTTTCTCTCTTACTCGTTATACCCATAGGCTGAAATGAGATTGTGTCGCAACAATGGAGAGATGCGCTTTTGCAAGGGTGCGTCTCTTCATGGGGCGCACTCTTTTATTTTGCCCAAAGGAGGGATTGCCTATGGCCAAGCCAAAGAAGCCAAATGGTAATATCGGAGGTACGCTTGGTCTTGTCGCTGGGATTGTCGGCGCCGTGACTCCGCTTGCCGTCGAGCTTATCGACCGGATTCCCAAAAAGGAAGAACTTAGCCCTTCTGAAGAATTGATATTTATGCCTGAGCTCTGCTCCAAGAAGTTCCCCCTGAAACTGGACGAGGCCAAAGAACTTTTAGAGAGCCGCGGCCTGAAAGCGTTACCCATCGAAGTTCGTCTTCGAGACGCTTGCGTCAAATACAAAGATTGCTTTGAACTCCAGGTGGTTGGTTCTGACCGAAAACCCAACTCAAAGTTAAAACCTGGCGACACGGTCATTGTTCAGTATGTGACCCAGGAAGTAATTGACGAGAGTCGGCGGATATTTGAAGAGGCTGAGAAACAGAAGGCTGCTTTGAAACAGGAGCGCGCAGTTAAGCGGGCCGAACAGATGGAGCGTGCCAAAGCCGTTGCGGGAGATACTGCCGCCAAGGCAAGAGCCGGCGTCGAGAAGATGATCCGCCGTGACAAAAAGAAAGAACTTGGAAAGGAGAACTCCCATGAGCAGGAATAGTGGAAAGAAACGAAGTACGGCCGGACTAATCCTGGACGTTATCCTCACCCTTTGTACCGGAGGTCTCTGGCTGATCTGGATTCTGATTCGGTATCTGAGGAACAACAGCTGATGAACACACTATGGATATTCGCAACTTAGCCGGGGTGCCTGATGGTGCCTCGGCTTTTTTCGTTTCCGCCGAAAATACAGTCGCCTTTATGGGAGGCGATAGTATGAAACTCAACTTTGGAAACCCGACCCAACTACTTATGACGTTTACCACGTCGATGGTGGCGGCGATTGGAACTGCTGCCGGCGCCACGATCTGGCAATCGTTTGGCAAACCGAAGGTCGAGAAAATTGCTGAGGAAAATAGTAAGCCGAAACGAAAAATAGGATTTACGATCGAATAAGATTTGAGCCGCTAACACAGCGGCTCTTTTCTTTTGCGCAGATTGATATTTGGCTGATTTTTCTTTCCGCGAAAAAAACAGACTCTTTTATGGAGAGGAGAGAGATATGTCGCGCATATCCTATTCTTTCTATCACTTTTATCAGAAAGGAGGCCTGTTTCATGGCCAGAAGCGCGAGACTGGAAAGCGGATTTCAGGACAGACTGATTGCCAATCTGAAAACGATCTTCCCCGGCTGCATGGTCTTCAAGATGGACCAGCGTCAGGGCATCCCTGACCTGCTCATTCTTTATGGCAAAAAATGGGCCTCCCTTGAGTGTAAGAAATCTGCAAGCGCTAAGAGACAGCCGAACCAAGAGTATTATGTTGGGAAGATGAATGAGATGTCCTTCTCCAGATTCATTTCCCCGGAGAACAAGGAGGAAGTGCTGGATGAACTTCGCAAAACACTCCAACCTTGAGGGGCAGCATGCCTTTCTTAGCGCCAGTGGTTATCACTGGATCAATTACTCAGAAGAGAAGATTGCTGATGCTTACGCCAAATACCGGGCGGCTCAGCGCGGGACGGCTCTTCATGCTTTTGCGGCTCAGTGTATCAAACTGGGTCAACGACTCCCCAAATCCCAGAAGACGTTAAACATGTATGTGAATGACGCCATTGGATATAAGATGACCCCCGAGCAAATCCTATATTATTCCCCGAACTGTTTCGGAACTGCCGACGCCATTTCCTTTCGGAAAGACATTCTTCGGATTCATGATTTGAAGACCGGCGAGACCCCAACACACATGGAGCAGCTTATGGTTTACGCGGCCCTCTTCTGTTTGGAGTATGACTACAAACCAAACGAGATTGAGATGGAACTGCGTATTTACCAGAACGACACTATCCTCTACCATAAGCCTACCATCGAGGATATTTTTCCCATTATGGATCGCATTGTTACGTTCGACAAAATCATCAACAGTATTAAGGAAGAGGAGGAATAAGCTATGGACCCCATTGTGGAAGACATTTTGATGCACTATGGCGTCAAGAGGCGATCTGGTCGCTATCCCTGGGGTTCTGGCGAGAACCCTTACCAACACGGCGGAGATTTCCTGGCCCGTGTGGAAGAACTTGAGGCACTTGGTAAATCTCAAAAGGAGATTGCCGAGGAACTGAAGATGTCTACCACCGACCTCCGCATGCAGGTTCGTGTAGCAAAGCATGAACGCCGTGCCTTACAGGCTGAGCGAGCCAAGTCCCTTCGGGAAGAGGGTAAGACGCTGGACGAGATTGCCAAGATCATGGGGTATAACAATGACTCCTCTGTCCGCGCCTTGCTCAATGAGAACACCGCGAGCAACAAGAATAAAGCCCTTGCCACCGCCGAGGCTCTAAAGAAGGAGTTGGCGGTCAAAGGTGCTCTTGACGTGGGCGAGGGTGTGGAGCAGCAGCTTGGCGTTTCCAAAGGTGTACTCCAGGAGGCGTTGTTTATTCTGGAAACTGAGGGTTACAACCGCTATGGCGTTGGCGTCCCCCAGGTGAACGACCCGAAGAAGCGAACCATCACACCAGTTATCTCCGTTCCCGACATTGAACAGCGCGACGCCTACCAGAACCTGGACATTATCAAGTCGGTCGGCGATTATCATTCTGCTGATGGGGGTGCATCCTGGGACAAGCGGGAATATCCGGCCAGCATTGATTCCAGCCGGGTAAAAATTCGTTACGGCGATGAAGGTGGCACCTCTAAGGATGGCGTCATCGAACTTCGCCGTGGTGTGGCCGACCTCGATTTGGGGGATTCCCACTACGCCCAGGTTCGTATCCTTGTAGATGGAACCCACTATCTGAAAGGCATGGCCATGTACTCTGACGACATGCCTGACGGTGCCGATATTGTGTTCAACACGAACAAACATTCCGGCACACCTAAGATGGACGTTATGAAGAAGATTCAGGATGATCCGGATAATCCCTTTGGTGCGTTCATCAAGGCCAATGGTCAAAGCTACTATCCTGACCCCAACGGAAAGTACACAGACCCCATCACAGGAGAGAAGAAATCTCTTTCGGCCATCAACAAGCTGAAGGAGGAGGGTGACTGGGACAAAATGAGCAAGAACTTATCCTCCCAGTTTCTTTCTAAGCAGCCCATCAAGTTGATTCAAAAGCAGTTGGATCTGACCTATGCTGATGCTGCCGATGAATTCGACGAGATTTGCTCCCTGAACAACCCCACCATCAAGCGAAAGCTGCTGATGGACTTTGCGGACGAGTGTGATTCCGCCGTTGTCCACTTGAAAGCGGCTGCCCTCCCCCGGCAGAGTACGCAAGTGATCCTCCCCATCACAAAAATGAAGGAGACGGAGATCTATGCCCCCAACTATCGGAACGGAGAGAAAGTTGTCTTGATTCGCTACCCCCATGGTGGCACCTTTGAGATCCCCGAACTGACGGTCAACAACAAAAACCAGTCAGCAATCTCAATTCTGGGCAAGAACATTCGCGACGCCGTCGGTATCAATCCAAAGGTGGCGGAGCGGCTCTCCGGGGCCGACTTTGACGGCGACCAGGTAGTTGTCATCCCTGTGGGCGGGAAGGTATCAGTAAAATCCACCCCCGCCCTGGATGGTTTGAAGGACTTCGACCCAAAAGTTGAATACTCCACTGAGGGGAAGACCGGTGTCCGGCTCCTCTCAAAAGCAGCCACCCAGATAGAGATGGGTAAGATTTCTAACCTGATCACGGATATGACCTTAAAAGGGGCCCCCGAGGAAGAAATCACTAAGGCTGTTAAGCACAGCATGGTCGTCATCGACGCGGCCAAGCACAAGCTGGACTACAAGCGGTCTGAGATCGAGAATGACATCCCCACCCTTCGGAAACGGTGGCAGGGCTACATAGATCCTGAAACTGGTAAGGAAGTGGGCGGGGCCTCCACCCTGCTCTCTCGGAGAAAGCAGAATGTTTCTGTTCCGGAGCGTCAGGGTAGCGGTCGTATCGACAGGGAGACGGGTAAGGTTATCTACAAGGAGTCTGGTCGAACCTATGTGGACCCGAAGACTGGGAAAACAGTTCCCGCCACAACGCAAATCAAACTTTTGGAGAAGACCGACGACATCCGAACCCTATCCTCCGGAACTGTTCAAGAGGACGCCTATGCCGATTACGCGAACCGTATGAAGGCGCTTGCCAATCGTGCAAGACTGGAATACTTGGCGACACCTACTCTGGTGCGCAATGCGAGCGCGGCTAAGGCTTATGCTCCTGAAGTTACCAGACTGACCAGCGCCCTGAAGACTGCTCAGCTCAACGCCCCTCGTGAGCGTGAGGCTCAGCGTATCGCCAATGCTCAGGTAAAGGCAAAGATCCAGGCCAACAACATCGCCGACAAAGATGAAATCTCCAAGATTCGTCGTGCCGCAATCAGCGATGCTCGTGTTGCTACTGGCGCAAGCGGAAAAGGAACACGAATTACAATCTCTGATGGTGAATGGGAAGCTATTCAGGCTGGTGCGATCTCTGACACAACTTTGAAAGAGATCCTTCGCTATGCCGATCCTGATGTTGTTCGCGCCCGTGCAACTCCAAGAGCATCGACGCAACTGTCTGAAGCTCGCATCAACCGGATCAAGGCGATGGCAAACTCTGGCTGCACTAATGCCGAGATCGCCGATGCTTTGAACCTTTCATCTTCTGTTGTTTCCAAGTATCTCAATGAGTAAGAAAGGAAGTGAGAGCGAATGGAAACGTGTATGCTTACAACGACTGATAACCCGTATGATCCCTTTACCCAGTATGAAGCCTGGTATCGGTTCGACGAAGACAACGGGTATCACTCCTGCGCTTTCTTAGCGCGTATCGCCCGTACTTCCGATCAGCTCTCTGAGCAGGAGAACATGGAAGAAATCGAGCGAGCTATCAATGACATCATCAAGTACGACCACCTGGGTATCTACAAAAAGGTAAAGCGGAAGTTAAACCCTGAACCTGCCGCGACCATGTGACCTCAAAAGCCCATAAAATCGGGAAAAGAAATGTTCTCTGATTCAGAGTGCATTTCTTTTTGTCATTTTTGAGGAAAATTCCTGAGATCGAAACCAATTATAGGGCTCTAAACGCATGAAAAGGGTATAGGGGGACCCCTCTAAAATGGCACCCCCCATGCATCGCGGTGGCCTTTGAAAATTCTCCGGGGGATATTTTTGAAAAATGGCTTCGGTTTTGGGGCGGCATTTGAACAAGCCCACAAGGTAGATATTGTTGATAAGAGACTCTTTTCGTCCGCCAAACCTCCTTTTTGGTCATTGCGCAGTGCATTACCTCCATTGCCCATGGACGCCACGTGTTTTTCTCCACTTATTAACAATCTGCTTATGCGGGCTTCTTCAAATGCCGCCCCAAACTATTCTGAAAGTCATAGCAACTGCCACAATTCTGAGCGAGAGGAGGTGTCAAGCGTGGCAAAAGCGATCAAGCCTTCGGGCACTCAGCCAAGGAAACGCCGGGCCGCCTTGACACCGGAGGCCAGAGAGAACCAGCTGATCGACTTGGCCGTTAGTCTGGTCGAGAAACGGCTGCTGGAAGGAACGGCCTCTTCACAAGAAGTCACTACGATCCTGAAACTTGGAACTACCAGAGCGCGATTGGAAAATGAGCGGCTTGCCAAAGAGGTAGAGCTGGTCCAGGCGAAGACTGAGGCGTACAAGTCCGGGGTCAGGATGGACGAACTCTATGAGAAGGCCATGGCTGCTTTCAAGCGATACAGCGGTCAGGACGAGGAGGACGAAGATGGGTATTAGATGTTACTCGGAATTGATCCTTCTCCCTACGTTTGAAGAGCGCTACCGCTATCTCCGTTTGGATGGCATTGTTGGAAAGGAGACGTTTGGTTTCGACCGGTATATGAACCAAGTCTTTTACCGCTCCCCGGAGTGGAAGCAGATCCGTGACGTTGTGATTGCCAGAGATATGGGGTGCGACCTGGGGATTGCCGGTCGGGAGATTTATCGCCGACCGCTTATCCATCACATGAACCCGATCAGCCCGGAGGATATTCGGGACCGAAAAGGTTTGATTCTTGACCCTGAGTTTCTGATCACCACAATTCATGAAACCCATCAGGCCATCCATTATGGCGACGAAAATCTTCTGTTCAAAGAACCGATCATGCGTAGGCCCAATGATACCTGCCCGTGGAAAAAGTAGGAAGGAGGACTCGATGTGCAAAATCATGTTGCCGGTGTTGTGACCGATTGCCTGAGAGCGGCTATCTACCGGGAGCCAAGGGCTAATTCCAAAATCATCAAGGTCATTACTCTACTGACCAAAGTTACAGTCGACGTGGACGGGTCGACGGAAGGATTCTATAAAGTTTCTACCTCTGACGGAGTTCAGGGGTACTGCATGAAGAAGTTCATCGCAGTCCGCCGGTGAGGAGGTCGCTATGGAGATTTCCGAAAGCATCTTGACGTCCATCAAGAAACTGTTGGGCATCGACGAGAATTATACGCACTTTGATGCCGACATTATCATGCACATCAACAGCGTATTTTCGATCCTGACGCAAATGGGCGTCGGGCCTGCCAATGGTTTCTCTATTTCAGGAAAGGATGACACCTGGTCTGCTTTCATTACGGATAAGCCGAACATCTTTTCCTTGGTCAAATCCTATGTCTACATGAAGGTTCGATTACTGTTCGATCCGCCGCTCAGCTCTGCTGCCATTGAATCAATCAATCGGCAAATCAGCGAGTTTGAGTGGCGGCTTTTCGTTGCGGCGGACCCCGTAGAAGACACCAGCGGGAAGGAGGAAAATCAAAATGGAGAATAGCATGCTCCTGCACTACGGAATTAAAGGCATGAAGTGGGGTGTCCGCCGTTATCAGAACAAAGACGGCACCCTTACCGCTGCCGGAGAGAAGCGTTATGACCGGGATAAGCGGGAGAACGCGGCCAAGAAGAAGGAAAACCGCATTGACCTCACTAATCCAGACCCCCAGCGCTGGGCGAAGGAGGATCTGGAGCGTACCAAACGAACGGTTGATTCCAGTTCAGATTTGGTGAAAGAAATGAAGAAACTGGAGCAGACCACCACTTCCAAGCCCACTCCGAAACGGATGGACTTGTCCGAAATGACCGACAAAGAGATGCGCGACAAGATCAACCGGGAACTCTTGGAGCGGCAGTATAACCAGTTGTTTTCCGACACCTCTCCGGCCCAAGTCTCAAAAGGTCGTCAGGCGCTGCGGGATACTCTGGAAGTAGCCGGAAGTGTTTTGGCGATTGCCGGATCTTCCCTGAGCATTGCCCTTGCAATCAAGGAATTGCGGGGGTGATCGTTTATGGAACTGCATCACCACGGAATCCTGAAACAAAAATGGGGCGTCCGAAACGGCCCTCCCTATCCTCTGCGCGGCGGTGATTACACCCCAGCTCAGCGAAAGGCTATCAGCAATAAGCGAAAAAGTGGCAACAGCATCTACAACAAAAAGCACTTTGACGAGGTATTGAATGCCGATAAAACCACGCTGAGCACCCTGTCCTATGGCAAGGACCGAACCAAGAACACCGATATGTTTTACGCTACCCATAATTCTTTGGACAAGCATCAGTATAATGCTCTGTTCAACCGGCCGATTCCTCAGCCGGTCTACGACAAGGATGGCAAGCAGATCGGAACCGGCTCATTCATGAAGTACCGGATTAACAATTCGCTTAAAACCGATTTGAAGGTAGCCAGCGAAGATTCCGGTGCCAAGATTTTCATGGACCTCTATAAGAAGGACCGGGACTTCTACAACTTTGTTACGGATAAAGACCGTATGCAAAGTTATTTCGTGAATGACAAGTATAAGTTCAAGGGTTATCGGGAAGCTGCTGTGGTTCTGAACAAGATGAAGGACCCGGATTATACTCCTTCGGCTGATGATCTTCAGACGGTCTATCGGATGTTCAATTATGTTATTCCGTATGACGGTCAAGGTGACAGCTGGAAGGGCCATGACGTCTATACCCAGCGAACCAAATTCTTTAATGCGTGTAAGAAAGCCGGATATGGTGCACTTCTTGACACGAATGATGCGATCTATGGTGGGTTCAAGGCCAAGTCCCCCATTATCGTGTTTGATATGGAGCAGGTTATACCAAAAGACGTTTATCGGACTAAAGTGAGTGAACAGAAGTTCTCTACTTTGGTTCTCATCGGCAGAAAAGCGCTGGGGCTATAACGGGAGGCTGGTGAACAGATGTTATCCAACACCGCCGTCCCCCGCTACTATGGCGCATTCCGAGATGCGGTCATCCGAGGGGATATTCCGGTCTGCAAAGAGGTAGCCATGGAGATGTATCGAATCGACCGGCTGATCGAGTCACCCAGTTACTACTATGACGATAGGGCGGTTGAGGGGTGGATCGAGTTCTGTGAGAATGAGTTGACCCTGACCGACGGCTCTGATCTTCATCTTCTGGATACCTTTAAGCTATGGGGAGAGCAGGTGTTTGGCTGGTACTATTTCGACGACCGCTCCGTCTATGTTCCAAATCCGGATGGCAGAGGTGGTCGCTACGTCACCAAGCGGATCAAACAGCGCCTGACCAAGAAGCAATACCTGATTGTAGGACGCGGTGCGGCAAAGTCGCTGTATGATTCCTGTATTCAGGCTTACTTCTGCGTTGTGGACGGTTCCACCACCCACCAAATCACTACGGCCCCCACGATGAAACAGGCGGAGGAGATCGTCAATCCCATCAAGACCGCTATCACGCGGGCAAGAGGACCGGTTTTTCAGTTTATGACCGAGGGTTCTTTGCAGAATACCACCGGTTCCAGAGCCAATCGGGTGAAACTGGCCTCCACCAAGAAGGGTATCGAGAACTTCATCTCTGGCTCTCTGATTGAGATTCGCCCCATGTCGGTGGACAAGCTCCAGGGCCTTCGCTGCAAGGTGGCCACCGTGGACGAGTGGCTGTCCTCTGCCGACGCCCGGGAAGATGTCATCGGCGCAATCGAACAGGGCGCCTCCAAGCTGGATGACTACCTTATTATAGCGACTAGCTCCGAGGGCACAGTCCGAAATGGCGCCGGCGACACCATCAAAATGGAGTTGATGAATATTCTCCAGGGCATCGGGCCTCCGCAGGAGCACGTTTCCATTTGGTGGTATAAGCTGGACTCCGTTGAGGAGGTGGCCTATCCCGACATGTGGCCCAAGGCCAATCCAAACCTCGGGAAGACCGTGACCTATGAGACCTACCAGAAGGATGTAGACCGGGCGGAAACGGCTCCTGCCACACGGAACGACATGCTGGCAAAGCGATTCGGACTCCCCATGGAGGGATATACCTATTACTTCACCTATGAGGAGACCTTACCCCATCGCCGGCAAAGATTCTGGCAGATGCCTTGCTCTATGGGCGCCGACCTTTCCCAAGGTGATGACTTCTGTTCCTTCACCTTCCTATTTCCTCTTCGGGATGGCGCTTTTGGCGTCAAGACCCGAAACTACATCACTTCGTTGACGCTCCATAAACTCCCGGCGGCCATGCGGGTCAAGTATGAGGACTTCATGGCAGAGGGCAGCTTGATCGTCATGGAAGGAACCGTTCTCGATATGATGCAGGTCTATGAGGATCTGGATGATCACATTATCAACTGCGGCTACGACGTGCGCTGCTTTGGCTATGACCCCTACAACGCAAAGGAGTTTGTGGAGCGGTGGGTCAACGAGAATGGTCCGTTTGGAGTTGAAGTAGTCCGGCAGGGCGCAAGAACGGAATCCGTCCCGTTGGGAGAGCTGAAGAAACTGGCCGGGGAGCGCATGCTGCTCTTTGACGAGGATCTGATTACCTTTTCCATGGGAAACTGCATCACCATGGAGGACACCAATGGCAACCGCAAGCTGCTGAAAAGACGATCTGACCAGAAGATCGACGCTGTGGCGGCTATGATGGACGCCTACGTTGCCTATAAGCATAATCCAGAAGCATTTGAGTAAAAAAAAAAGGGGGGGGGCTTATGAAACCCTATGAGAAACCTTCTCCCCAGGATTGCCTCGCCCACTACGGGGTCAAGGGCATGAAATGGGGTGTTAGGCGTTATCAGAACTACGATGGTTCTTATACCAAGAAGGGTTTGGAGCGTTATCGTAAAGCTGAATCCGATTACGAAAGCGCTAAAACCAAAGCGGCTGAGACGAAAAGCGCTTATAAGTCTGGGCAGACAACTCGACAGCAGGTCAAAGAGGCTAATCGTGCTGTTAAAACCGAAAAGCGCCGAATGGAAGATGCCTATGGAAAGCTAAAGAGCGATAAGTTGGCCGATGAAGGTAAGAAACTTTATCAGCGCGGTAAGACCATTACCGGAAACACTCAGACGACTTATTTGGCTGAAGCGGCCATAGTAGTTGGTTCTGGTGTAGTAAGTTCACTCTTATCCAACACGATGAAAGACCAGCGCGTTGCTTATTTGGCGGGATCATCCATTGCAATAGGCGGAACCCTTGTGAACGCTTTACTTGCCGGAAAAGCCAGTAACGAAAATCGCAAATTGCGGGCATACTACGCCCATTAACGCGCATTACCGCAGACTCTTAACTGGGTCTGCGGATTTTTTATGCTTGAAATCTGAAACACACGACAAGGTTGTTGCAAATTCATTCATGGACAGGAGGTGACCGCGATTGTTGGACGTTTTACAGCACTACGGCGTTCTCGGTATGAAGTGGGGCGTCCGTCGTTACCAGAATAAAGACGGCTCCCTAACTGCCGCCGGCCGGGCCCGGTTCGACAAGAAAGACGAGAAGTGGGCCAAGAAGAAAGGCGACAAAATTACTGAGACTGCTCGAAAGAAGTCATCCAAGGAGCTGGACCGTTATGCTGCGGAACTGCTCCAGAACCCAAATGCCCTGACAAGCCGTGGGAAGCTGAGTGCCGCCACTGTCAACGCCTACAATCGGAAGATGGCCGAAGTGATGTCACAGAAGGTTTCTGATCTAAGGTCGCCCTCCGGAAAAACGGTCCAGTTCGTGGCAAAGCGTGGAGAGGTGGGGGTCATGATGGCGCTGGCTGACGCCGGGTATGACATGACTCAGCTGAAGAACGGCGTATGGTCTTCCGGCAAGATTGCCTACCGGAAGACCGTGCTGGACAAGGTTTGATGGGTGGTGATGAAGATGGAATACGAACTGCGTCACCATGGCATCAAAGGCATGAAGTGGGGCGTCCGCCGTTTTCAAAATGAAGATGGGAGCCTAACCAATGCCGGCCGAAAACGTTATGCCGACGATGATGATACCGCTAAGCGGCGAAAATCGGTGGTCAAGAAGGTCGCTATTGGCACTGCGGCCGTTGCCGGCGTAGTCTTGACTGCCTATTTGGTCAAGAGGCATGGGGCCAAGAAGGCGGCAGAACTTGCATCCAAGGCGGATACCGGAAAAACCGCGGTTGAGAAACTGATAGAGTCCAGCTCCGTCATGTCGACACCGGTTAGTCAGCTCCGGGCATCAACTTCCAGTGCGCGCCCGAGTGTAGAAACCGGGAAACGGGTTACCGAGGAAGTATCCAAGACAATTTCTTCGGCGTCCAGACCGGTAAGCACCATCCAACCTCCTCCGGCTTATGACTTTGACTCCTTGATGAAGCAGAACGACGAGCTTCTCAAGAAGATGTATGCCGATCTGCTGTCGTAACGGAGGTGAGAAAAGTGGAAATGGCATTGGGTTCCAGGCTGAAACATGCCTGGAACGCTTTTTTAGGCAACGAATTCTTTGACTACCGATATTCGCTAGGGCCCAGCTACTCCTATCGTCCGGACCGGCCGATTTTCAGCCGGGGAAACGAGAGGTCCATCATCACCTCCGTTTACAACCGGATCGCGCTGGACGCGGCGTCGATTGCCATCCAGCATGCCCGCTTGGACGATGATGGCCGGTTTGAAGATGTCATCGATTCCAGCCTGAACAACTGTTTATCGCTGGAGGCGAATTTGGACCAGACCGGACGGGCCTTTATTCAGGATGTGGTCATGTCCATGCTGGACGAAGGGTGCGTGGCCATTGTACCTACGGATACAGATCTCGACCCAGAGACCGGCTCTTTCAAGATCGAAAAGATGCGCACTGGAAAAATTGTGGAGTGGTATCCCAAGCATGTTAGAGTTCGCGTTTACAACGAGAACCGCGGGGAGAAGCAGGACATCACCCTTCCCAAGAGTACGGTAGCCATCATTGAGAATCCATTTTTCGCGGTGATGAATGAGCCCAACTCGACAATGCAGCGATTGATCCGAAAGCTCAATATTTTGGACGCAATCGACGAGCAGAGCGGTTCTGGAAAACTCAACCTGATCATTCAGCTGCCCTACGTCATCAAGACGGAAGCGAGGCGTCAACAGGCGGAAAAACGCCGTAAAGATATCGAGGAACAGTTGGCCGGCTCCAAGTATGGCGTCGCTTACACCGACGGCACGGAGCATGTGGTTCAGCTGAACCGGCCCATCGACAACAATCTAATGTCTCAGATTGAATACCTAACGAGCATGCTTTACAGCCAGTTGGGGATTACTCAGGGGATTTTGGACGGGACTGCCGACGACCGGACAAAGCTGAACTACGACAACCGGACGATTGAACCGATCCTATCAGCCATTGTTGACGAAATGAAGAGGAAATTCCTCACCAAAACTGCTCGGTCACAGAAGCAGTCAATTCTGTTCTTCAGAGACCCGTTCAGGCTGGTGCCCATCAACGACATTGCTGAGATTGCCGACAAGATGACTCGCAACGAGATCATGACCTCCAATGAGATCCGGCAGAAGATCGGCATGAAGCCGTCGAAGGACCCCAAGGCGGACGAGCTCCGGAACAGCAACCTAAGCGCTCCGAAAGAGGAGGGCAATCAGCCACCATCAACATCTGAAGGAGGAAACATTCAAAATGAGTCTGAAGTATGACTTTAGTGGCTGGGCGACCCGAAACGATCTTGTATGCGCGGATGGACGAACCATTCGCCATAACGCATTCGAGGATTGTGACGGGAAGACGGTTCCCCTGGTTTGGAACCACCAGCACGATGAACCTGGCAACATCTTGGGCCATGCCCTTTTGGAGAACCGCAAGGATGGCGTTTACGCCTACTGTACGTTCAATGATACCGAAAGCGGCAAGGCAGCCAAGGTGTTGGTCCAGCACGGGGACATCGCATCCCTGTCTATCTACGCCAATGGGCTGAAACAGACACGCACCAAAGATGTCATGCACGGTGTGATCCGCGAGGTCAGTCTGGTAGTCGCTGGGGCCAACCCGGGCGCCTTCATTGACTTTGTAGATATGGCCCATGGCGAGGGCGGTGAGCAGGAGATGATTCTGTCTGCCTATGAACCCATTTCTCTGTACCGCCCTGACGAGAAGCCTCCTCTGGTCCATAAGGCCGACGATAAGACCGATCCCGAGGACGACAAAAAAGAGGACAAGTCAAAGGATGACGGCAAAGAGGAGAAGCCCGAGGACGAAAAGACCGTTCAGGATGTCGTGGACAGCATGACCGAGGAGCAGAAGACGGTTATGTATGCCCTGATCGGCGCTGCCATGGAGGAGCTGGACTCTTCCGAGGGCGGTGAGGATGACGAGGATGACCCCGATAAGAAATCTGACAACACCAAGGGAGGAAACAAGACCATGAAACACAATGTTTTCGAGCAGGAAGAGACCCAGGACAATGTTCTGAGCCACTCCGATCGCAAGGCCATTCTTGATCTGGCCAAGACCAACAGCGTGGGCAGCCTCCAGACTGCCCTGAACATCTATGCTGAGCAGAATGAGCTTAAGCATGGCATCGACAATATCGAAACCCTGTTCCCTGAGTTCAAGGATCTGCGCCCGGGTGCTCCTGAGCGGGTTACCCGTGACCAGGGCTGGGTCACTGTTGTCATGCAGAAGGTTCACAAGAGCCCCATCAGCCGTATCCGCACCCGCCAGACTGATACCCGGAATGACAATATTCGGGGCCATGGTTACCAGAAGAGCAACCGTAAGAAGCCTGCCGGCAACATGAACGTCATTACCCGTACTACCGATCCTCAGACCGTGTACCGCACCGATGCCCTTTACCGGGATGATATCATCGACATCACCGATTTCGATGTGGTCGAGTACCAGTATGCCGTTATGCGGGAGAACCTGAACGAAGAGGTTGCTACCGCTATCATGATCGGCGACGGCCGCGAGGCGGATGACGAGATGAAGATCTCCGAGGACCACATCCGTTCCATCTGGAACGATAACGACCTCTACACCATCCACTATGATGTGGACATCGAGGCCGCCCGCGCTGAGATTCAGGGTACTCGCACTGACATGAACTTCGGCGAGAACTACATCTATGCTGAGGCCATCATCTCCGCCGCGCTGTACGCCCGTGAGAAGTACAAGGGAACCGGCACCCCCGATTTCTTCTGTACGCCTCACCTGGTCAATGTGATGCTGCTGGCTCGCGATATGAATGGCCGCCGCATCTACACTTCCCGTGCTGATCTGGCTGCCGCGCTGAATGTCGGCGAGCTTTACACCGCTGAGCAGTTTGAGGGCCGCGCCCGGATGGATGGCGAGGGTAAGCAGCACAAGCTGCTGGGCATCTTTGTCAACCTGGCGGACTACACGGTTGGTTCCACCAAGGGCGGTGAGATCACCCGGTTCGATCAGTTCGACATTGACTTCAACCAGCAGAAGTACCTGATCGAGACCCGTCTGTCTGGTGCTCTGACCCGTGTCTACTCCGCTATTGCGCTGGAGGAGCCTGTGGCTACTGGCACTGGCGGCGGTTCTGGCCTCGGCGGCTAAGAGGAAAATTCAAAATGGCGAAATTTTATGGATCGGTAGGCTATGCTGATACCGTTGAGACTGCTCCTGGCGTACATGAAGAGAAGATCGTCGAGTATCCGTACTATGGCGATTTGACTCGGAATGTACGCCAGCTTCAGTCTGGGGAGACGCTCAACGATGACATCAACATCGCGAATGAGATCAGCATAGTCGCCGATCCGTTCGCCAGGAAGAACTTCCACAAGATGCGATATGTGACGTACATGGGTGCAAAGTGGAAAATCTCCAAGGTCGAAGTGGGCTATCCCCGCCTGATCTTAACGATTGGGGGCCTCTACAATGGGTAGCAGAGTTCAACTTCATACCATCCTGTGTGGGATTTTGGAATGTCCGGACCGCGGTGATGCGTGCCGGGCTTATTTTCAGCCTCCAGCGAGCAAGGAGATCCAGTACCCATGCATTGTCTATGAGCGAAGCGAGATCGACGCCGTTCATGCGGACAATGCGCCTTATCGCCTGCTGGACCGCTATCAGGTAACGGTCATCTACAAGAATCCTGATAGTGATCTGCCTCATCGGATCGCGATGCTGCCCATGTGCGCTCATGACCGTCACTTCACAGCCGATAATCTGAACCACGACATCTTCAACCTGTACTATTAAAAGGAGGAAATCCGAAATGAGTAAAATCGTATGGGACAAGACCGGTGAACGTTTTTACGAAACTGGTGTTGATCACGCTGTTCTCTATCCCATCAGCGCTGCCGGCCTCTACAACAAAGGTGTGCCCTGGAACGGCATTACTGCCATTACCGAGAGCCCTTCCGGCGCCGAGCCCAACAACCTGTACGCCGATAACATCAAGTACCTGGTGCTGGTTGGCGCCGAGGACTTCGGCCTGACCATCGAGGCTTACACCTACCCCGACGAGTGGGAGGAGTGCGACGGCTCCGCTGAGATCGCTCCGGGCGTGATTGCCGGCCAGCAGAACCGCAAGGTCTTTGGTCTGAGCTATCGTACCAAGCTGGGTAATGATGTGGACGGTCAGGACCACGGCTATAAGCTGCACCTGGTCTATGGTGGTCTGGCCTCTCCCTCCGAGCGGGGCTATCAGACGGTCAACGACTCCCCCGAACCCATCAACCCCAGCTGGGAGGTCACTACGACTCCTGTGGATGTGCCCGGCTTTAAGCCTACCGCCCGTCTGATCATCACCTCCACCAAGGCTGACCCGGCCAAGCTGAAGGCGCTGGAGGACATCCTGTACGGCACCGAGGAAACAGAGCCCCGTCTGCCTCTGCCCGAGGAAGTTATCGAGCTGCTCAAGAGCGCTGTTACCGTGGTTACCTCTGCTGAAAGTGCCGACGCCACTCTGCTTGGCAAGAAGGTCTCCGATCTTCAGAGCAATGTCGTGGTCGGCGAGGACACCATCTCCGGCAGCCTGAAGCATGTGACCGGCTACACCGGGTTCAGCAGCAAGACCTCTGAGCAGGAGGGTCACTATCTGGCTCTGAAGTTCGACGTGACTCCGGCTGACGCCGTTACCACCGTGGAGCTGGTGGGCGGCACCAAGGGCCCCGTGACTCTGGACGCGGACAAGAACATCGTCCTGCCGATCAAGAGCAACACCACCCAGAGCATCAAGGTTGTTTCCGCCAAGGACGGCTC